ACCGTCCACCGCTAATGGGGCACCCGTATAGTAACAACGACCACGTTGAGAAGTCCACAACGCTAGGTATGACCCGACCACCGCTCTCATTGGTACATTCTTTCTCTCTTTACGAGCAAGCGTTAGTAAGTGTTTGACCACTTCTACACTCACTTTCGCTTCTTTAGACAACGCTTGGATGTCTTCATCACTTAGCTGCATCGCCTCGTGACGCTTTGGTATCACACCTTGTTTTTGTAAACGTTTTATTACGTCTCGAACAGTATTGACACTAAACCCTAGGGTGTTGGCAATCGACTGTCTCGAAAGACCTGCGTTCCATAACCCCTGTATCTGTGCCTTATGTTCCTCTGTTACTATGCGTCTCTGCTGTGCCATCACTTCTATAGTATGTTTGTTGTGTAAGTTGGAGCGTCCGAGGGGGCCCGTCGCCTTGATTGATGGTATTTTATTAGTATGTTTTGATTGTGTCAAGTAGGGGGTGGGTGAATTTTGAGGGGGGTGGGGTGCTTTGTTGTTGGGAGGTCGTGGTGGGGCATATGGGGAGGGTCCGCAGGTCTACAGGTTTGATGTCGTAGCTCTACAGGTTTAGAGGTGGTTAGTAGGTTCTTCTTATATATAGTAGCAGATTAGAACCGCAGAGGCGTTGCAGCTTAGCACTTATCCTCGTTGCTTCTCTGCGGCTTCGCTGCGTGGGTAGCTTCTTCTTATATAGTAGTACCTTTGTCGCTTCGTTCCTCCGCTGCGTGGGCCAACCGGAGAACTGCAGTCTTGTGTATACTGCGCATACAGGTTGACAAGGGGGCCTAGCACTCGAACGCCTACCCCTGTGATAGTGAAGTGTGGGGCTCACCAATCCAAATTCCCATAGGGGGGCGTAACGCAGCGACCACGCAACGAAAAATCTGCGGGCGTGCTAACGTGAGAACAGAACGACCGCACTTCGACAAGGCAAGGCGAAAAAGAAGAAAGAAAACTAGACAAGCGAAAGATAAAAATTTGTGATAGTGCTTTTCTCGTGAAGTCATTTTGCCTTTTTGTTCCTTTGCTTTTTAACTGTTTAATTGCTCAAAAAATAAGCAATCAATACATTTATTTTTAAAAAAGTGTTGCATTTTATTTTTTTGCTTGTTATAATTCATTTCGAAAGTTAGGGAATGTTCCCTAGCAATTTAGAAGATAGGCGATCCGCCTTTAACCGTTAAACAAAATCGTATTTAGAAAAATACGAAAACTTAAAAAGGAAAAATTATGACTACTTTATTCAATGCTAACGACAAAAAACAAGTTTTATCAATTCTAGACAGTCACGAAAAAAACACGCTTTCATTAAAATTGATCTTTCGTAAATCTTGTGCAAGCTTGTTAGAAAATAGCGATTTAAACGTGCAAGGCGTGGCTATGGAAATAGCACGGGAATTATACGGTCAAGCTTTTAAATCGGGTAAATCAGGATATAGCAAGCCTGCTATTGATAAGATTTTCAAGAAGTCTTTTATTGAAGAACATTTTATACTTGAAAACACTAGCACTTATTCATTAAAAGGCGATCGTAAATGGTCAGACTTTAAAAAAGAGTTTTTAAGTGAAAAAGAAGAAGCCTTGTGTAAAGAACAAGGAAAATCATTCTTTAAACGTGTTCACGATCGCAAGTATCAAATGATCGCCAATGCAATTACAGATATTAGAAATGAACAAGGAATAAAACCGTCTGAAAGTGTTAAAAAGAAAAAATCACTTTCGGAATTAGTGAAAAGCTTTAAATCACAAATCACAAATAAAATTGTAGAAAATGAATTTGATAAAACGGCAGTTTTGTCAGAATTGGAAGAATTGAAAAACTTCATCGCTAATATTGCATAACTCAAAGGCTAGGAATTAATCCTAGCCTTTTTATTATCTAAATTTCAAGCCTTAACCGCTTTTGTGGTTAAGGCTTTTTTGTTTTCTGAATTTTCGTATTTTGAAAATACGATTTTTTGTATTGTTTTTAACTCAATTTTTTCTTTTCTTCTTTTATATAGGCGAAAACGCAAAGGAACGCAGGCACGTAGAGCCTAAGCCTCTACGCTGCGTGATAGTGCCACAGGCGTGATAGTAATGTGGCTGACGGCTGACGGTGCGATGATGGCGTTGTATGGTTGGAAATGCGGTCTGCGGTGTAAGTGGCGGAAAGGCGTGGTAGCTTGGCGGCTGAGCGGCGTAGCACCGTAGAGGCGTTGGTACGGGCACAGGCGAACGCAGACGGGAACGGCAAATCGAAAACGAAAAAAGTAAAAAATGCATATAATAATAAAATAATATTAATATTATATTATATATAGTATCTATTTTTTATTTATTTATACTAATTTACTAAAAGTTTATCTTATTTTTTAATATATACAACTTTAATATATAGGTCACTGGAGAACCCCTTTCTCACTGTTGCACCTAGAGGCCCTTTTCGTATGGCAAAATTTTTATGCCATTAGTTTTTGCGATCTGCCTATCCATCTAATGGCATTTTACTAAATCCGCCCAAAAAACGAAAAACCTGCACAACTGAGAACCGACGCCTCCGAGAACCTAAACTACACAACATTTTCCCACGCCACAACCTAGTTCTCGCAACACCTCACCGCTGACGTAACTTCTCACACACTAATAAAAACATACCAAAAACCTAAGCAACAGCAGTACTAACTTCTCACGACATCACCGCTGACGTAATTTCCTAGAAACAACACTTTCACGCACACTCGCGGCTATACTAATCATACACACGATTTTCACGTCTACACACCGTTCTCGCTAATTTGTGTTCTCAAAAGGCACTGTATGAAATACAGTACTCACACGGTGTTAAAAAGCACACTGTACAGCATCAATACAAGGCTAAAAACCTAAGCAACTCAGGCACTTAGCCTCAACAAATCTCTACAACACCCATACAAATGAAAAAACATACCATTTTTCACTAAAATTAAAAATGTAGGTTTTGTTCACTTCTTATCCGATTTATGCCCTAAAATAGCCTCATCAAGTCCTAATACTACAGTTTTTATAAAAACGATGTGACCAACTAGGTACGTGGCATACAGTGTTTTGGTATTTATTTACTATACACAACACAAAATCACCTCTCAAGCGACTTCTCACATCATACTGCACACCACACTAACGTCTAAACGCACTTCTCACGCTACTTAATTTTACCAACTTAATACGACATTAAATATAATATACCAATACATTAAATTTCTCTAACGGTTAAATTTCTTCTACCGTTGTCGCTTACTAAATAAAAATAAAAAATACAATCTACAGAATAAAAAGCACTTACATTTTAATAACTTACAAAATAAAGTAAAAAATATTAACTTTTTTAAAAATAAATGTTGTTTTTTGTTTTTTGTTCTATTATAATAGGCACAATTAATAGGGTATCATTCTTTATTATAGGTTTTCGCCCTTTTATATAAGCAGGGAATCACCTTGCGAACCTTGATACACGTTCAATCAATATATAGAACGTGATTTCTAGTTAGGTAAAAGAAAATTTAACGGTTAAAGAAAAATTTTTCGTATTTTTTAAGTACGAAAAAATTGGATAAGAAAAAAAAATCGTACTTAAAAATACGAAATTTACTAGATAGGAGAAACATTATGAACATCACTGGTTACATCAAGTACTTCAAGCGACCAACAACGGGAGTTATTCCGAACAAGGACAAATGGAAATACACGGTCGCACAGGTAGTGCGAGATGTTGTAGAGACACTACTCTATTTACTGGTTATGGTGTCCGTATGTTGGTTAGCACTTTATTCTTTTTTTAATCTAGGAGAGTAGAAAGTGGCGAACAACAAGATGAAAGTGTGGGTAGTGCAGGCATCTACCCGATGTGGGCGGTATAGTTTCCCGCCTATGATGTATAGTTGTAGCAACAAGCGTGATGCGATTGAGCAGTATCGCACGTTGCATAAAATAAAAGGTAAGCACGTGCGATTAACGTGTGAGCAGTGCGAGGGAAAAGAAGATTTAATCGACGGTTGAAAATCGTATTTAGAAATACGAAAAATTAAGAAAAAGGAAAACATATGAACACAAAGAAAGCGGAGCAGCTAATCAGTAAACTACGTCGTCGTGTAGACTTTCTCTACGATGGCGGGCGTAGTATTAAACCTACACAACGTGCCATTCAACGAGTGAAGAAGTTGTATGGATTTGACAAGCCAAGCCGCAAAGAACCTAAGTGGCTAAGCGTCTACGAGTTATAGGAGCACATATGCAGAACATTTATGTAAATAAAAATAACGTAGCATACCCTGTAGAGATTGAGCGTTACTTAAGACTACACTGCCCAGGGTGCATAGGACCTGAGGGTCGTATTGTCTTCCGTCTTGAGAAAGGACGACTGCAGGCGACACGTGCATTAGACTTTCCGAAAAATAACTTTAGATCGGATGGTCAGTTGGTGCATAGCGGACTACTGGATGCCTTTTGCAGACGATGGGAGGTAGACCCTGAGCTTAAGTTTACCATAACTGTAATTGCCACCACCGTGCAAGATGAGACAGGGTACAGTCCACGTTGGACATATGAAGTGAAAGATATATCTGAACAGGAGAAAGAGAATGAAATTTGAAGATTATTTAAAGACCCTACCTTTCGATAAACTGGTGTGGGTGTGGAACGAGTGTGCGACTGAAAATGGTGAAGCATTTATCCATGACAATATTGAAGACTTAATTGAAAACTCATTCATGGATGGCGTGGAGATAGCACGCAAGGTATTTTTTGGCAAGTTGAGTAGTTGGAATGACAAAGTCTATTTCAACGGATACGACAATTTTGAGTCGTGTTTGGATCTTGAGTCAAGCCCTATTGACATCTCGAATTTGGCATAGTGGCTAAAAGACAACGAACACGAAGTATATAATAAGTGGCAGGACGAAGTCATCGGCGAGTTTTCTGAACACTTGGCTGCTAATGTAGATAAGGCTGAGCTTTATGAGCTATGGGTCGAGTATGAATTTGATGGTGAGCCGGCCAGTGATGATGAAGTAATAGATATATTCGATGCTGAGATCCTGGCTGTGGATTTAATTAAAGACAACCACCAGCTATTTCAAGATTGGTTATATGAACAAGAAGACGACGAGTATGCACGACTAGAGGAGCAAAGTGATGAAGTTTAAAACGTTTGAAGAACTTGAGAAAGCATACAACTGGAGCAACGACTTGGTGTTTACCAAAGTCGCTGAGCTGCTAGACGTCGACGTGTCTGATGAAGATATTGCGATTGAGGGTTTCGATCTTCATAATTTATTGTTTAATGAGTGGGTGGGGTTTGCCCCTAATGAGTACGCAGAGAAAGTGTGCGACAGCGTAGGGACTTGGAGTGCCCTCCGTCTTGTTCGTAAATACGAGCAGGACAATTACGGTGAAAATTTAACACGTATGGAGCCGAATAGCGTGGCGAATATGCTCGTCTACATTTACGGTGAGTTTCTATTAAACAAATCAGAGCATTTGCAGAAAGTGTGGGATGATGTGATGACACAAAAAGACTTAAGCATTATCCGTAAGGAGATTATGGACTGGTGCGTTAAGAATTTACCGAAAGACAAGTTTAGTACAGAGCGTGTACTAGACGGACAAATTTGGGATGAGTACGGTACTTATTAAAAAACATAAACGATAAAAATCGTATTTTAAAGTACGAAAATTTGGAGAAAATTATGAACAGTTTAAACTCTATTGAGAGAGTGATTGAGATGTACCAAGCGATTGTACACGAGATCGCTGAATACAAAGCTAACCCGGTGGAAGTTATCAACAAATACAAATTACGCATTGATGATCGGATGCAGGAGGCTAATGTACCATTTGTCATTGTACCTAGTGAGTTTGAGGCGTTCCCTAAATTCTTGGAGTTGGTGGCTAAAAATATGAATGATACGATGCCTGCTGTATCAATGAACTTCACCACGCATTTTGTACCAGCTGGCGAGATGGCAACGATATTACACAACCATCAAAAAGAAAGAGGTGAGACTCGTCGTACATACTTAGAAGAAGTTGCACTTAAAAAAGCGGGATTTTTGACATCCTTATCGGAAGACGTGCAAATCAAATTTGGAAAAGTCTTTAGCTATGTCGATGGCCCAATGGAAGACGATGAGGTTTTCATCTATATGCAAGACTTGGATAATTTGCGTGTAGCGGTTATCCGTTGGTTAGGGATATTTAATTTTATTAACACAGATTTATGGTGGGTACAAGACAATGACTAATTTAGATTATTTACACGACTTAATGTACGTGTACAGAAAATTAGCTAATAACTTAAGTAGAACACGAGAGACCGTAGATGCCAGTGACTTTCGCAACCAACTGGTAGAGGACTTACGCAACTTAAGAAAAGACTTACCTGAGAATTTCACGTTGTCGGTGACTGACTTACAACAGAGTGAGCCTTTCTTACAAGAAGTTGAGCTAGCGATGAATACAGTAGATGATGTTTTTAAGTTTAAGAACAATGAAGATAATATCTATACGACTGGGTATCTCGCACGTCTTATCCACAATGCGTACAAACAATCTGAAAATGTGATGGCTTCACCGCTTGAGATCCGTGCAAAAGACTACGCACTTCCACTAACAAGTGGCAATGTTTACTATGCGTTAGTGAAAGAAGTGAATGAATTGATCAACATGGTGGATGAACACGCACCAAGACCAGTATTAAAACGAGTAATGATCGTACTAGAAGATGTGCGACAAGCGATCATCAAGTGGCAGTCACCGTATAAAATTGTCAACACCACACTGTGGGAAATAGGAGAATAATTATGTCAGTAGAATACACAAAAGCACCGCAACTATTGCGTGAGTATCCAACATTTACAAAACTAGGTACAAGTTCACATTTCGATGGCGACGTGTTTATCGTTCGCCCTACGTGGGATTGTGGATGGTACTGGGGCTTCGGTTATCTTGAGCGATGGAACTCTCGCAAAGGGGACATCGACTTTCACTCGCACATTGACCACGAGTTTGGAACGAACAAGGACGGACGTCGTGTCAACTGGTACGAGGGTATGCAGGAGTTACTCGATCAAGGCGACGTGTTTGAGAACGACCACCAACGTTGGCAGTTCTTGGAGATTGTGAAGACGATCTACAACCTGAAAATGACGGCAGAAGTGTTAGGTCGTGGCGGTTCACACTATGCGCCCAACCCATTGTCGGATGAGATTTACAATCCGATTGAGGTGCGACGCATCAACGAGGACTTAATTCCCAAGTTGATTGACAAGATGTATGTCGTATTAGGTGTCGTGCCTGACGAGGAGTAAGTATGCACTTCTTTAAACATAAACTGGTGGGCACGGGGTTCCGTGAGCCACCTGTGTGGGCAGTGTTCTGCGAACATCAAGGTCGTGTTGTGTTGTTTACCAAGACACCGTGGGGCGAAGATGTTGCGGACCGAGTGGCATTACGCAACAACGAGGACTATCACGCCTGCTTGGACAAGGACGAGGTGGTCTACAACATAATGCGGTTAGGCGACTTTAAACAAGTCGAGCCTGTATATGACAAGCACAAATTGTTAGTCGGATACCGCTACAAAGGGAGAAAATATGGATAAACCCTATAACAAACCGCAAGGGCGATTTGTCCGACTGTATGAGAGCCCTGATGAGTTCGATGTGTTGAGCTATTTGGGTGCAACGGACAAGTGGTTACTGTGGGTCGATAAGATGCCACATAAGAAATTTCGCCCTTTGTTTGTGCGACCATTTTTGCGTCAGCACGAGCCGAAAGTCGCCTACAAAGCAACGTGGGAACGACGAGGCGACAAGACGGTGTTGTGTATCTACATTAAAGAGTGGGGACATATCACCGACAACGAGTGGCAACTTATTGCTGTTGATGACAAGTATCAAGGACGCAGACAAGACTGGGAGAGCGTGCAGAAGTATGCACGTGGAATCGTTCGTGGTGCGATACCTGTTGCGATGCTTGAGAAATAATTATACGAAAAATCGTATTTAAAAATACGAAAATTGAGGAAAAGATTATGGTTAGACAATTTGATATTGTGCGAGGTGAGCTAGAGAATGGTAACGACATAATTGTCGAAATGGCTCAGAAAGGCGATTCTTTTACAGTGGCTGGGTATATCAGAGACTACTCAGATGGAGGAACAGACTTAGACTTGTTTGACAAAACATTTGATGACTTAGCAGACGCAAAAGAATGTTTTGCAAAAATGAAAGAAAAGATTTGTTTTTAAATACTAATTTTGAGGAATTTGATATGGACAACATAATTAAGACACAAAATGACGACTACTATGGTGCAGATCGCAAGGAGTTGATTCAGTTTTTAGAGTGGCGTCAAGGCGGGTGCGATACTGTACGTCTGCAGATGACGAGACTTACTAATGGTGAGACATACCTAGAGGGTCTTGTATATAAGAATGATTTTGATGGGTATGCACACGCTGTGTTGTTTACAGAAAGTTATGAATACGGGCTTAATGCGAATGATGCTTATGCGAAGTATGTAGAAGCGTTCGACCGTATCTATGATATTTGTGGAAATGAAATTGGAGAAGACGATAACTAATTACGCACCACCACTAAAAGTGTATGAAGAAATGTTGAGTGAGCATTTCGACCACAGCCACGCCATCGACCAGGCGTTGGTACAGTTGCGGAATGACCGCACTTTGTTCGACAACATCGCAGTGATGCCTGCGAAAGACTTATTTATCCGTGCGATGGCATTGGTTGTTGCTGCACGTCTAAACTGGGTATATGAAGAAGAATGGACCGTGCGACCGATTGATGTACATCGTGCGATTCAAAGTATGGACAGCAAATATGGTGAACTCTTTATCCAGCGTGGTAAGGAAATGATTACAAATGAGCGTGAACGTTTAAAACGTGAGGGGGCGTTATGAATAAAACTAATTTATCAAAACAACAAACAAACCAAGCAGTAGCTGAGTTGGCATCGCAATTCAATGACATCGTAATACCTAAAATCAACTGGGGTGCGAGTGCAATACCTGCCAAGGGATTTGCAGTATGGAATGACTTTGGTATTGCTATAAATGGTCGAGACAAGGTGGTGTTCGAGAACACAACAGGATTGATGTGTGACACCGACGTACAGGAGATTGTATACGATCTTATTACATACAATATAGATGGAATACAGGTTGCTAATGATGAGGTTAGTATTGGGACTTCGTATCATAAAGTGCAACTAAACTTAAACCTGATGCCACCTGATACACTAGGCAGACTAATAAAAATCACGCTGAGAGACAGCGGTAACAACTCAAACTTGGTTATCGGTAGTGCCCGTATAAGCCAGGATACGCTTTACAAAATTTGTGAAGAAAATTAAAAATCGTATTTAGAAATACGAAAAATGAGGAATTGAAAAATGAGTTATGAAAAAACAACACGATTAAAAAACGGATTATCAGTATACATCGCACACGATGAAGATGTGTGGGACACAGCAGAAGATATTTTGGGCGGTGGTGACATCGAGTACTACATTTACGGTGGTCGTAACACCATCGACGTGTTCACTGGCGACAAGTCAAGTTCGGCACCATCGTGGGAAGATTGTTACGATCTTCTTGAGCAAGTTGCAGACCAGTATGGTAAAAATGCACGTGGCAGTGACGTCGCTAACGTGATGGGCCTGGACTGGATGGCGATGTATGTATTGCTGTTTAATGACTACCCACCATTTGACAAAGGACACGATGCTTACGATCTTGCATTATGGCAAGCACGCTTACTTGACCGTGCAGAGAAGTGGTTTAATGCGAACTATCACGTGTGCACAATTAGTCGTTATGAGCACAGTAGCTCACTCTACACACGTGGAGCACCAACTTGTCGTTGGGACTCAGGGTACGTAGGTTTCGCTATCGTTGAGACAGCGAAAATGTCTGACGAGACGTTTGAAAAGGTTGTTGACACAGACCTACGAACATTCACGGACTGGGCGAATGGTGAAGTTTATACTGTGTATGTTGAGAACGCTAATGGCGATTACTTAGATTCTTGTGGTGGATATATTGGTTATGAGGCGGCTGAAGATGCGTTCAATGAGGCGTGTAAGGATTTTGAAGATTACAAAGATACGTCAGCATTACAACTTCTAAATATGGAGTGTCGTGTATCGGCACTAGCAGAGACTTGTGAAGATCTAGGTGAGCATACGGTGAATATCGCACTGGCTCAATTAAGTATGCACAAATGCCTTAATATTTCATACGATGGCGAGCAGACAGAAGTGTTGTCTGATGTAGACCACCGCCGTCTTGCACACTTGTTTGAGTCGAAAGACCACGAGCTACAAGACGAAGCCGCTGCGTTGGTAAGCACTTATTGCCAACACTACATCAAACACAGACTGGAGATGATGTAATGGTTAAAAGTATCTTATTTACGTTGGCGTTCGGATTTTCTATAGGCGTGGTGTCTGCTCATATGTGGGCACCGTCACCTAGTATTGATCAATTAAGTATGATGAGCTTCAGTGACCTGTTGGAGTCAAGTGCGGATGCCGAGTACAAGTGGTATGCGTTCCTCTTACAACGTGGTGAGTGGGGAATGTGTGCGGCTAATGAAGAAGTGCAGGTCGTGGAGAATAGACACGTCTGCGTGGCACAACCAGTAGAATTTTTGGAGATAAAATGACTTATTTAGTACAAGCGATCTTAAACCCGAAAACAACGGTGAAAAGATTAAAAGAAAAGGGATGGTCAAGACCAGCCATCACACAGTTTTACCCATCGTTTAGTGAGTACTCGATCACACGATATACGAACCTCTCACGTGTATTGCCGGCAGAGATTAAGCTCAACAATAAACAGCTTATTGACCTGTTTAATGTAATTGACGCAGGCGGTGACATCGAGGCACTGGCGAACAAAGTCGGTATGAAGTTAGAAGACTGTGAAGATTTAGGCAATATGATTACGGTGCTGATGCGTTTGCGTACACGTCACTTGAATAAGTCTAAGTTCAAAAAACTTATCGGCTTTATCGGACTAGGTATGCCGCTTAATCAAATCGCCAAACAGGTTGAGATGAGCTACGCAGACGTCAAGACATTCTACCGTGAGGTGTATTGTGCAAGACCAATCGAGCTTCGTGATTAATAATGGTGAAGATGACACGTGGATGAAAAAGCTCGTGCTGACTTACGCACAGGCACATCCTGCAGACTTGTGGTCATTACATACCACAGCGATGGTCATCGAGACAGAAGTGATGTATGACGGACATCGTTGGCGTGCTGTACCTTACGCACACCCGACTGTGTACCCTCGTCTAGAGCTTAGAAGTGCCACCACCACAACCGTTGTGGCTGTACCAGTAGACGTTTTCGTTAAAGTAATATCGGTTTTAAACAAGCGATGGGAAGAAGACTTGTGGGTGATGAAGTCCCATCTTATCGGACTGGCCAATGCGTCAGTTAAGGACAAAATATGAGTGCAGAAACAGTAAACCTCACACCGTTGTTATTGAGACAACTGAAGATGAGAGAAGTGAATTTTTTAAAGTCACGGGAAGTGAATAAATTATACAAAGACGAGCCGTGGAAGATGATGGCGTATGGAGTAATGCTACGTCACACCAATATGGTGAAGTACCAACCTCAAAATAATCACTTAAATTATGGCATTGAGCTTGAGTACTCACTTAAACCAACCGATTATTTAACCAAACAAGAACTGAAGAAGTGCCTGGCTGCAGGACTACGACAAATGCTTATTGAGCGTGGGTGGGGAACGAACTTCAGTATTGAAGAAGATGGTACAGTACCTGATGGCTTCGAGATTGTACTAGGACCGCACAATATCAATGAGGTGCTGTATGCACTACGAGGCATAGGAACGGATAAACTGTTTAATAAGTTCGTCGACCTTGATGCCACCAATGTGGGAACACACATCACCGTTGACAAGTACGCTCACCAGTGGCAGAAAAATCTGTTTATTGACGTGTGGCACGAGCCTTGGATACACACCTTGTATAGTAGTGTGATCGGGCGTGAGCCGAACCAGTTTTGTCAGTTGATGAAAAAGCGTGCGAACGGAACATACGAGCCGAACGACTACGGGATTGTGAGCGAACGGGAGAACGGTAGTCTTGAAGTGCGGGCGTTTAGAAATACAGGTCGCATAGGTCACACAGGTGCACAATTACAATTTGTCGCACACATTGACAACTGGATACGACGTGGTGGCAACGACTTGGAAAAGCTGTATGAAGATATGAAAGGATGGTTATTTTTACGTGGCATCTAAAAAAGACGTTGACAACACCCCAAACTATGGATATAGTATAGGCGAGGGTGTTAAAAAGAAAGTAACACCTGTTGCCAAAACGAAAGAGGGCAAGGTAAAGCAACAAGTGCGAGCGATCTTAGACGCATATGGTGAGAAGTGTTGGTACTTTATGCCAGTGTCTAAAGGTTACTCTAGAGGCGGTATTCCTGACTTCATCGGTTGTTTGAATGGGCGTATGTTTGGGATTGAAACGAAGTCAGTCCTTTCATCACATAAATTAACGGCCCTGCAGTCGATGGAACTTCGTAAAATCAGCGACGCCAATGGTATCGCACTTGTTATAAATGAAGATAACATACACACTCTTAAAGGTATTTTAGATGGATGTATTAACGGTTGACTTTGAGACATACTACGAGAAAGGTGAAAATGGTCACTCGATCTCTAACGTATGTATGGGTGAGTACCTAAATGGTGAGAAAGCTCAACTTATCTTAATGTCATACAAGCTGAACGACGGAGAGACGAAATGCGTAGTGGGCGAAGAAGAGATGGCAGGCGTGTTAGCCACATTCGACTGGTCTCAAGTAGCACTCGCAAGTCACAACATTAAGTTCGATGCTAAAATCATTATTGATAAGTTCGGTCACACGCCAGCGTTCTTCTTTGATACATTGGGTATGATGTCAGCTGTAGGTGGTAACGTCATCGTCAATGGAAACGACTTAGGTTCGGTGGCGAAGTTACTACAAGGTGCAGGTATTCAGATTGAAGACAAAGGTGAAGAACGTGACGAGGCGTCTCGTAAGCGTCTGTTCCGATTCCCCGATGGTCGTTGGTATATGCACGAGGAAGAAATCAACGAGAAGTTTATCGCTGAATTTACGAGTAAAAACTATACGAAAAAAGGGACACTCAAGAAAGGCAAAAAAGACCTTGTAGAAGTGGCTCGTAGTGCAGTGAAATTTTTTGAAGATTACCGAGCGTATTGTATCCACGATACGGAAATCTGTTATGCAGCGTTGCAATACTTCATCAAGCTGTTACCTGTGAACGAGATTAAGTTCCAGGATATGATGTCACGTTGTTACTTATACCCACGACTGGCTCTCGATGCTGATGTATTGCATAAAGAGAAACGTCGCTTGGATAAACGTCGCCTTGAGAAAGTGCGACCAGTTGCAGACAAGTATTTCGATGGCAACATTGAGACAGCGAAAGAGTACTTGAGATCTAAACGTTTGTTTGGTGTGCTGCTTAAGACAATGGGCGGTGTAACCGACCAGGATATTTTCGATGCGAACAGTCGAGATGAAGAAATTGATTATGCGTTCATCATTCCAACTAAAGTATCAGAGAAGACTGGCAAGGTAGACTATGCGTTCTCTTTAACAGATGAGAGTTTCCACAAGCTGGCAGACTTATCGCCTGAATTAAGAGAGGTGTGCGACGCTCGTATGGAGATGGCAAGTTCGATTGAGCACTCTCGTACCCAGCGGTTCATTGACAGTACCAAGTGGGAGCCGAAGTTCGGACTACCATATAAAATTAGTGGTGCAGCGACGCATAGGCTTAGTGGGTGTGTCACGTCAGATACGCTTGTGTATTGCAAGGAAGATAGCGGTATGGTTGTGGGCAAGCCCATATACCAAGTACGACCTGATGACTTAGTATGGGATGGCGAGGAATGGTGTAAGCACGATGGTGTTGTGTTTAGTGGTATTAAGCAAGTCATTGAGCACGATGGGTTGAGAGCTACATTAGATCATCTTGTATATACAGAGCAGGGTGAAATGACGATGAGTGAGGCTAAGCGGTTAAACGTAGCTTTACGCAAGGTTACAGAGCCACCATTTAATTATAGATTCGTACACAAACATCCTCCACGTGAGCAAGAGTATGACCACAATATGGAGGCAACGTACGACCTTGTAAACGTGGGGAAAAATCACAGATTCAGTGCGAACGGTAAGTTGATTCATAACTCAATGTCCATCAACGTTCAGAACCTAAGCAGCGGAAGAAAAGAGGGTCAAACGACCGCACTTCGTGACTCCATCTGTTCACCTGATGACAACCATACGATTGTCGTATCTGACAGCTCGCAGATTGAGTTGCGGATAACCGGGTATATGGCGAACGAGAAGATCTTACTTGATGCGTTTAAACACAGTCAAGATGTCTACTCAGTCACAGCAGAGATGATCTACGGTGTACCGTGGCAAGACATCAATGTAGGGCGTAAGTCTGGTGACAAACGGCTGGCTTTCTTCCGTACCATTGGTAAAGTAACCTCACTTGGTGGTATTTATGGTATTAGTTGGTCTGCATTTATGGAATACGCTGCGGTTGTCGGTGGTGTTACTTTAACTGAAGATGAAGCGAAAGACATCATTAACAAGTTCCGAAACGCATACCCAGCACTTCCTCAGTTTTGGAAGTTATGTGGTAAAGTACTTGACCATATGTTGGCCGGTGGCAGTGGCTATTTTGGTGGTCCAACAGGCAAGTTGTTCTACTATGATGGCAATTACCAAATTCACGGAAAGACAGTACCAAGTATCATCGGTCCTGATGGTATGCGGTTGAGTTATTACAAACTGTGTAAGCGTCGTAAAGAGTATGAAGACGGCAGTGTGCGAGACAACTTCGCCTACTGGGGTCTTAAAGAGGGACGTTATCAATGGGTCTATATTTACTCATCCAAGCTGACCGAAAACTTAGGTCAATACCTGGCGTTCGCTTTGATGAAGTGGCAAGGTCTCAAGATAAACGAGAAGTATCCAACAAGCCTGAACACACACGATGAGTGGGGATTGCTTGTGGAAGATAAAGATCTTTACCCGGCGATCACTTATGTAATGGAGTCGATGCGTACTGTTCCTGAGTGGCTAGACGGTCTTGTCGTAGACTGTGAGTGCGAGATTGGACGACAATACGGAAAGTGTGAAGAAGTGTCTAAATCGAAATTACAGGAGCTTAAAAACACGTATGAAGTCCAGTGATGACCAAATTTTAAAATTGAGACGTATGTATGAAGCGACGACGTATTCAACGAACGAACAAGAGGCGGCTAAACTTTTTCTTAACCGTCTCAAACAAGCAGAGGCTAAAACGCTTTTGGCGGTAGCTTTTGTAATCATTGACCAACTGGCGAGTACATTGAAAGATGAAACTACTGCTTAAATTTTGCAATTATGCACTCTTGTTTGTGGCAGGAGGGCTATTCCATAAGGCTATAGCATACGGAGACTATTCACTACTGTTGCTCGTTGCGGTTAATGTGCTTGTTAGTGTGATTAATATAAACAAATGGTGATTTATGAAAGACTTTGATTTAGAAAAAGCATTATCCGGGTATCCGATCAAACTAATGAACGGAGAAAAGGCCTATTTAATATCAGATAACACCCGTCTACAGGGATTTGAAATAAGACCGGAACTCGCCTTAACAGGGTTCACTGTGAGCGAGTACAATGGTATAGAAGAGTACATCGTGTGGACTAAAGATGGAAAGGCGTTTAACCCACAGAATAACATTAAAGAGATGTGGGAAGATGAATATAAAGACCAATCCGAATTATTCGAACGGGCATTGGAAAACTCACTCTTACTTGGTGGTTGTAATGTGGATGGGAAATACATAAAAGTTGCCATTGTTGGTAAACTGAAAGATGGTAAATATATCGCCCAACAACAAGGCGGGCCATTAAAAACTGTTTATGAGTTTTGTGTTCCTGAGTTCGAGGTTATTTCACCGGTAAGAGAAATGGAAAACAACGCATACTACCCTGAGCACGGTGAAACATACTGGTACATCACGTTCGATTATGGACGACCAATGGTGAAGTGCGAAGTGTTTAATCACAGTCAAACAAGCATTAACCGTCGTGAGCACAAGAACTGCTACCGAACAAAAGAAAATGCAGAAGCTGTTATCAATAAGACCGGTATGCTGATTTATAAGTAGGAGTGAATATGGCTAAACCAACAACACGTGAAATTGTAGAGAGTTACAAGGAAGAAATAAATGAAGCGGCTAATTACCTGTACAAACTAAAAAAAGCGAACCCCTCTAAGGATGAAAGTAGTTTTTCTTACATAATTAGAGAACCTTATGAAAGCTTATATATCGGTAATTATAAACTTATGGACAAACGCAAGCATCTCAAGATTATTAAGTTAGCCGCTAAAGAAACTGGTGCAGTTGTTAAGGTTAGTGGAAAACGAATCCGAGTTATTGTGTAGGAGAAACAAAATGGCTAAATTTAGAAAGAAACCCGTTATTATTGATGCGTGGAAATTAAATCTAAATGATACGAATGACACCATACGTATTTATGAAATGATCCACAACGTGGATGTTAGCACAATGCACTTGGTCGCTAGTGCGTACATCAACAACCTAGTTAAACAAAAAGGTGGACTTCCAATCCCAACACTAGAGGGAGAGATGCTTGCATCAGACGGTGACTTCATCATAAAAGGTGTAAATGGAGAGTACTATCCGTGCAAACCTGACATATTTGAAAAAACATACGAGGCTGTTGAGTAAACTATGGAAGAAGATGAACTCCACGTTCTAAAAATAAGAAGATACCAGTTCTTATATAGAATAATACAGGAGCCATTCCAGGACGGGTTCCGTGATATAGTAATCTACAAAAGAGACGACGGGGCGATGGTGCTTAGCTCAATGGAAGACTTTGAGAAGTACGCAAAAGACAAAGCATACTCTTATGACAAACAATGGGATGAGCACAAACGTAAACAAGTAAAAAACGTGAAGTGAGGACGTATGGTTAGCTTTGAATTAGACAACAACTACAAGTATAACGTGTTGGTTGGAAAGCCTGTAGGATTACAGAAAGTGTATAAAACAAACAGTAAGATGCACGTGCTGTTGTTGAAAGCAATCTCTTTTATAACACGTGAAAACGTTGTCGTATATGAAAGAGGAGTAACGTACAAATGTATTAAACGGAGAAAGCGTGGCAACTAAATACCCAGCCCTATCGTACACGGCTATAAAGATGTACGAGACGTGCCCATTCCGGTACTACCAAGAGAAGATCTTAAAGACGGTGCCTTATGTACAAACAGAAGCAGCGGCACTAGGGGATAGAATCCATAAGGAGTTGGAGAACTTTGTCCTCAATGAGGGCAACTACAAACTGAGCGACGAAGCCGCTAAGTATGAAAAGTTGATGAATGGTCTTATCGCACTACCCGGTAAGAAGTACGTCGAGACGAAAATGGCGATGGACTGGAAAGTGAAAAAGGTTGAGTACTTCGGCAAGAACGTATGGATACGTGGTCAATTTGACTTTATGGCACTAGATGGTGACCAGGCTAAAATGGTCGACTATAAAACAGGTAGTCATCGTTACCCGGATGTAGGTCAGTTGGAATTGATGAGTGCTCTTGCGTTCCTACATTTCCCTGAGCTTAACAAGGTTGATGCAAGTTTATTATTCATCAATCACAACGCAATAGCGAAAGCATCGTTCGAACGTGCTAAAATGCCTGCGTACATAGACAAGTGGATGAACCGATCTATTCCAATCGTCCAAGCGGCTGAGCTGCGAGAGTGGCCAGCTAAGCGAAATAACCTATGTGCGTGGTGTCCGATTACGGACTGTCGTTTCCACCCTGGTGAAAGAAAAGGAGTCTGATATGGCTAAGCAACGAGACTACAAAAAAGAGTATCGTGAATACCACGGTACGCCTGAGCAACGTCGCAACCGTTCTGAACGTAACAAGGCACGTCGTCTTATGCGTAAAGAACTTGGTGATGCGGCTATCGCAGGTAAAGATGTGGACCACAAACGTCCATTATCGAAAGGCGGGAGCAACCGTCGTAGCAATCTGCAAGTTACATCGGTACATTACAACCGTAGCAAAAAAGCAGGTAAATAATAACCGAAACCCCTCGGAGTATAAAAATGGAAAATACCGCAAACGTCCACTTTATGTTGGACTTAGAAACGCTTGACACTAAACCGTCAGCACACATCTTAGAGTTAGCACTCGTGTGCTTCTGCCCATTCACCGGTCGTGTGAATGAGGCACTATCACGCCACGTGCGATTTGGTCTTACACCGCAACAGGGTGCGACAATTTCAACGTCTACGCTTAGTTGGTGGGCAACAGAGAATCCGACGTATATGTTGGAGTTGTTTACCAACAAAAACGGCGAACTATACGACGAATTATTTAAACTTTACGAAACATTGAATAATGCACGTGAGATTGGGTCTGTTTGTATTTGGAACACAGGTACATTTGACGTGGATATTATAAATAATGCTGTTAAACGTGAATTGTCCATCAACAAAGCTGCTATCAATTTTTGGGAAGTGCGTGATGTACGATCATTACGTCAGCTCAATGACGACTTCGGTCTAAATAACGACGAGTGGCCAACATCACATAATGCTAAAGATGACTGTTTGCGACAAATTTCTTACGTACATAGCGTATATGGAGCACTAAGTGAACGAGGAACAACGAGTGTTGGAAATCCGGGGGGACATCCTGATGTTCCTACTTCAGAAAAACACACAACTGATGCGAGTCCACGCCAATAGACTGGCATCACTGGTAGATAATTTAAAAGGGATGAATGTCCCGCAGAAAACGCAAGATGGCAAAGAGACCCAAGGGTCGTTGCTTATCAAGGCACTTGAGCTTCTGATGAATGAGGCAAGTAGCCTAAGCGTTGAGAACGACAAGGTGTTTGAGGAACTCAACGCCCTGTCAGAACAGCACGACATCGGTAATACACCGAACGAGGCGGTCAATAAAGTTGTTGAGGCTATCCGGTCAACGAACGCCAAGTACGGTAGTATGTCACCTGATGAAGTTCTTAAAGAATTGGGGTTGAAGAATGGCACTGAGACCCATTGAGAACATACAAAACCAAGCTCTCTTAATTCGTACAAAGATGGCTAAGCTTGTGGCGATGTCCGTCCCACGCTCAGCTATCGCAGAGTACGACGAGAATGGGAATCCGAGTGCTGTACTGGTGCGGTGGGAGCTTGAGCAGATGCAGAAGTGTGCAGACATCGGTGTGACGGTATTGTCGCCAATGATACGTGACTACGAGTTCTCAGGTCGGTACAAACCGTATGTCCACCAGCTGAAAATCTGCTCGTTCCTTACCACCAACAAGCGAGCATTGTGTTTCGCAGATATGGGTACAGGTAAGTCACTAGCCGTTGTACATTGTATTAAGTACTTACTCAGCATCGGAGAGATTAAGCGAGCGTTGATTATCGCACCTCTGTCGACTTTGACAAGAACGTGGGTTGACGAGTTCTTTAATGTGGACCCGTCCATCACCGTGACGAAGTTGCACGGACCGAAAGCCAAGCGTGTTGAGTTGGCAGCGAACGGTGCACAAGTACACGTGATCAACTATGAGGGTATCAGTGTTATTCACAACGAGATTAAGGCGAACAACTACGACTGTGTGGTTATCGACGAGGTAACGTCCTACTCGAACCACGAGAGCAAGCGATGGAAAGAAGCCTACAATCTTTTTAAAGATACCAAGTATGTGTGGGGGCTGACAGGTACGCCGATCCTAAGAGGCGTAATTGCCGCATACGGACAAGCAGCACTGGTCGTACCACACAATGTGAAGTTTAGAAGTTTTTGGGAGTTCCGCAATTCTGTACAGCGTAAGATCAATGACTTCTTATGGGTAGACAGACCTGAAGCACACGACATAGCGTTTAGTATGCTGAGACCTGCAATCTCGATTAAGAAGAAAGATTGTATCGACTTGCCATCCATGGTACACGTGTATCGTGAAGTGGAGCTCGATAAAGGTCAAAAAGCGTTTTATGTCAAGCTCAAGGAGGAGTCCCTGGTTAAAGACGAGTTAATGCAAGTTACCGCAGTGAACGCTGCAGTACTCGCAGGTAAACTCATTCAGGTGGCGACAGGTTGTATCTACGATGATGATGGACGTGCGTTAGAGTTTGATGTATCAGGTCGTATCAACGAGACGATTGACTTTATACAAAAGGCTCGCAACGAGGCGTCTACGGCTGATAAAGGCAAGACGATTGTGTTCGCTCCGTTTAAACACACGGCTGCACTTATACGTAAGAAATTATCAGAATCGAAAATTATCGTGGATGGTAAAGAGCGGAAGATCAAGGCTGAGATTATTGACGGGGACGTGTCAGCGAAACGACGAGACGACATTTTCGGACGTTTCAAAGAAGACAATAGTCTTGATGTAATTGTGGCAATTCCGCAGACAATGTCACACGGACTTACACTGACCAACGCAAGTTGTATCGTGTGGTTTGGACCTTGTACATCTGCAGAAACGTACGCCCAGGCCTGTAACCGTATTGACAGACCAGGGCAAACAGAAAGTATGACGATTGTTCATTTGTACTCTACACCAGCCGAGTGGAAGTTGTACTCGAACTTGAGAGAGAACAAAAAATCAGAAAATTATTTATTAACTTTTTATAAAGACTTTTTACGAGGAATCTAATACAATGACGATCCGAAACGAAAAGATCGACCAAAACGGAAAGTTGGATTTAACAACAGCATCAGTTGAGTTATTGGTCGAGTTATACTTCCAAGTCAAGGCTATCCGCTCAGATTTATCGAAGCAAGACAAGGAATTAAAAGAAAAACAAGATAAATTGGAAATCGCACTTGGTGACCGTTGTCTTGTAATGGGTGTGGACAGCTTTAAAGCAGGTGGTGCAAGTATCACTCGTTCATTGACCCAAAGACCCGCAGTTGCCGATGGCCAGGCATTTTTAAAATGGGCTACAGAAAACGACCGTATGGACTTAGTTCAAGTGAAACATTACTCCGACCCAATCAAAGAGTATATCTCTAAGAATAAAGGAGCACTACCTGATGGTATGATGTACATAGAGAACTACTCTGTATCGGTTCGTAAAGCATCTTAAGTTGGAGAAACCCTATGTCAGAAATTATTGATATTGCCCCGAACGGAGAGCAGATTTATTACGATCCTACAGGTCGTGCGATGATGATCGTAAATGGTCAGTATGTCTACACGCCACAGTATGATCGTGTCGCTCATCAACCTGTACAACAAGCATACGCACCTGCAGTGCAACAGGCATATGCACCTGCAGTGCAACAGGCATATGCACCTGCAGCACAACAACCACAACAAGCCGGTGGTATGTTGGCGTTCTTTACAGGTGGTGTGGGAACTGAAACATCGAACTTGCCATCGTATATGTTGGGTGCTGACCACACCTCAATGGATGGTCAAGACTCAACAATGGTAGATACCATCCGCTTAGACAAGCGTGGTGATTTCATCGTGAATATGAGCGGTGTGGCACTACCAGGTCAACGCTCTATTGATGTGGTTATCCTTGGCTGTGGCCCAACCGGCGGTCGTTCTACAGTTTACCGTACGTTCTTCGAGGGCGTCTACAACGAGAACGCTGACTCAGAGGCGAAAAAGCCAGTATGTTGGTCATACGACAACGTTGCACCGGCACCGAACGCACCTGCACGTCAGCACGTGACCTGTCAAGGTTGTCCGATGGACGTCAAAGGTAGTGGTCCGAACAATACACGTCGTTGCGGTAAGTCACAATACCTAATGGTGGCTTTAGCAAGCGACTTAACAAAAGCCTATCGTATCAAAGTATCTTCAAAAGGTATTTATGCGACAGACGTGGCGAAAAATGAGTATGGTCTCAAGCCTTATGCGACGTTACTCAAATCTAAACAGGCTAACTGGGAGGGTATGGTGACAACTATGCACTGTCCGGACGGCTTATCGGGTGGTATCCGTTTCTTACCAAATCGTTTTTTAACTGAACAAGAATATAAACAAGCACAGGAGCTTAAAATGAACTTAGATGTATCCCTCTATATCAACTTAGACGCAGACCAAGACAACGTAACCGTGAAAATTGGTGAGACTGTAGTAGGTCAAGTACCAACTGAACAATTAGGCAACGTGGTTCAACACGTACAACAAGCTGTAACACAAGCTGTTGCACAAGTACAAACTCAAGCACAGCCTGTGGTTCAACAAGCTGCTCCTGTGGCACAACCAGTAACACAACCGGTGGCTGCACCAGTAGCCACACCAGTAACGGCACAAGTAACCGCACCGTTATCGTTCAAAGATGGTTTACGTGCTCACCCGGCATTTGCAACCTTACCACAAAACGTAGTGGACTATGTGATGCACCCAGGCGTCGACGATGCGACGGCACAACAATATCTTGCTCAGTACTTCCCGCAAGTATTAGCACCCGTGCAGCCAGTGGCAGCACCTGTGGCTCCAGTCAGCCCTGTGGTTACAGCTCCAGTGCAGCCGGCAGTTACCCAAGCCGCTGCGGTACAGCCTAGCCCAGCAGTTTCTGCTCCAGTTAATGCAGTCGCAGGTGTCTATACCCAAACACCAGTTGCAACTCACGCACCAGTACAGCACGCTCAACCAGTGGCTCAAGCATCTGCTCCAGCTGACGTCGTGATGCCAGCTCAACCTGCAGAGCCGACTATGCCAACTGAGCCTGCATCAGCACCTCAACCTGCACAAACAACGACAAATGCAGTCGGTGTACAGCAAGCACAAAATGTAAATGATTTACTTGCGATGATTTAATAATAACGTGGTGGAGCAATCCACCACCTTTACCCCAAAAGGAAAATCCTATGTCAGACGAAAAAAAGAAAATCGTAAGTCTTCGTATCAGTCCTAAGACGATTGAAGAAGTGCGATCCAAAGCGGGCGAAGAATCGGTTGAGTACCAATTCATCAAAACGTTGAAAGACTCGAATGTACCATACTCGATCTTATCTAATATCTTAGACATCCCTGCTGACAATTTACGTAACTGCATTACGTACCGTCGCAAGTACGATGATGAGACACAACGTGAACGTGTTTGCGTGAAATTCAAAAAGGTATTAGATCGTGCGATGGACGATGGGTTATTACCTTGTTCAGACATCGCTGTAGTAGAGCCTATTATCCGATTAATATTACGTGTTATGGCGTTGGGCAACCGTTAATAATTTTTAACTAAGGAACTGCATATGTCGTTTCTTACTCGCATCACGAGTCAAAGTGGTAAGAATGTAATTGCAGGACTGACAAAGACTGAAGATGGAAAACGTGGGATATTCGTCCCATTCCATCTTAACTTTAGCGATGAAGCTGCTACAGAACGAGCAATCGACTCTGTAACAGAAAAATTCGGTGATGTATATTTCGCCTTAGGTTCATTTAAGTTCGACGAAGAAGAACGAAAATGGAACCGAAAACAAAGAAACGTAATAGACTTAAAAGCCTTTTGGCTTGATATTGACTGCGGCAAAGAAAAGTACGAGAAAGCACTCAAACGCTTTCAAGAAACTGGCAAGCCTATAGATGTGTACCAAACAAGGGAACTCGGTCTCCAAGCTTTAGTAACGTTCTTACAACAGACACATCTCCCGCACCCGACGTTCATCGTCAGCAGTGGTGAGGGCTGGCACATATACTGGGAGTTAGTCGCACCCGTTGATGTAGCAAGATGGCGTGTAACCGCTACGATGCTTAAGAATGTATGCTCTCACTTCGGTCTTCACGACGATAAGAGCCGTACATCAGACCCAGCCTCGGTGCTACGCATCCCAGGTACTGTGCACAGTAAGTCAGGCAACATCGTCTCTATCGTAAAAGATACAGGCGTCGCTATTAGATATGAAGATTTCCACGCTGCATTATCAGCACTAAAAGTGTTCTCGGCACCCGTGGTACAGCAACCTACTTTCAACTTGGGTGAAACACCTGAGTGGCTCAAAGGCGTAGAATCTTCGATGTCTGAAGAGGCGTTCGACGATGTAGAACGTAAGTTCGGAGCCATCATAGACAAGCAGAGACTAGAGGGCTCAGGTTGTAAGCAGTTGTACGATATGTACATCGACCAGGAGAACGTTAGTCAACCGATGTGGGCTGCAGGCTTAAGTATTATCCGTTTCTGTGTAGATAAAGATGAGTGGGCCGTTAAGTTCTCGGAGAACTACAGTGGCTACGACTACGAAGAGACCATCAAAACGATGAATTGTTTTAGCGGTCCTCGTACGTGCCAGTGGTTTAAAGATAATAACCCATCAGGATGTGCAGGATGTCCACACCTGAAGAACTTAGTGACCAACCAGAAAGCGACGCCACTTTCACTGGGACGTGACTTTGAGCGTGCACCAACAGTTGTAACAGCACCACTCGCTGTTGTTACACAGGCTGGGGTAACGGCATCGAAACAAGAAGAACAGTTCGTTATACCAAGTTATCCATACCCATTCTACCGTGACCCAAGCGTCGGTGGAGTATGGACAAAGAGCGATGAGATTGACGAAGATGGTCAAAACCTCGCTAAGATGGTGTACGAGTACGACTTCTATATCTACGACCGTATTGGTGAGAACGCTAATACAGGCGTGCCGCAATACTGGGCAAGATTACATACACCGCACGATGGGGTAATTGAGTTCGCTTTAGCAGCGGGCGACATCGTGGCTAAAGGTCAGAAACTCATCGAAGTCCTGGCTGATAAGCACATTATTTTAACTGACGCACAGGCTAAAGATATGAATGTATATTTAAAATTGTTAGCCCAAAAGCATCAGCGTGAGAGAGCGATGACCAACGCTCCACAGCAACTAGGTTGGACAGAGCGTGGTACGTTTGTTCTTGGTAGAACAGAGTATACCAAAGCGGGTCCTAGACCTGCCCCAGTGAGTAGTACTGTAATTGCTAAGACGTTCGACCAAGCGTGTAAACGTAGAATGGACGCAGAGCAGAAGTTAGATCAGTGGAGACAGGTCCTAATCGGCTTATACGGAGCCGAAGATGCAGGGATGTATCGCTTAGTATTAGCTGCAGGTTTCGGTGCGGCTATGCGTTCGAGATTCGCTTTAGAGCGTGGTGGGATTTTGAATATCTTTTCCGAAGATTCAGGTGTAGGTAAAACTACCTTGACTAAGGCGTTGATGTCTATCTATGGCGACCCTGATGCGTTTGTGTTACAAGCAAAACACGGTGCGACCAACGTAGCGTTCTTCGAGACCATCAGCTACCTAAACAGTTTACCATTGGTAAATGACGAGTTAGGTCAGCTCAATGCGTTCGAGATGATGGAGTTCATCCACACTTGTACGTCAGGTAAATCGAAGTTACGTGGTGCAGCACAAGTCAACGACGTTCGACCAACTCTACCAGGTTGGCACTCTTTCGTATTCTCGAGCTCGAACGTGAGCGTGTGGAACAAAATCAGTGAAGAACGTCACGAGAACGAGGCGTACTTAATGCGTGTAGCTGAACTACCTATTAAGCGTCTCAAGCAAATGAACGATAAAACGTACGGTGACACACTGGTACGACAACTCAATGAACTAGGCGGTGTGTGTGCCCCGATACTCATTGACTACATCGTACGAAATGAAGAAGCACTGCGTACCCAGTGGCTTGAAATGAACGAGAAGTTGAGCAAAGCCGCTGATCTACACAGCCGTTATCGTTTTTGGGCAGATATGTTTACTGCAGCTGCACTCGGTGCACACGTAGGACACCAACTTGGTTTGTTCCCGTTCGACCCGATGCGTGTAGAACAAGGATGCGTTGCCTTGCTTAAGTACCTCAAACTGAAAGCAAGTAGCATCGTATGCTCCGATACTGAGATCTTGTCCGAGTTCTTTAACGAGAACCTTGACATTATGTTGGTTACAGGAAGTCAAGCAACGAACTTCCCTATTCTCCAACCTAGACGAGCCATCGGTATCCGTATTGAGCCTGATACGAAATGCGTGTTTATTAGCAACAATGCGATCATCGAGTTCTCGAAACGTCGAGGCTTCGACCGTAGTCGTCTTGAGGGTGTGCTTGAAGCTGCAGGTGCGTCTCGTACAAACAAAGATATGTTCGCAGGAACAGCGATGGGCCTTGTAGGACAGAAAACACGAGTGTGGATGATTGATACTACCAAACCTGAAGCACAAAGCGTATTCAACCTAGAGGCTTACTTAGAGCACATCAGGAAGTTAGAAGATGAAGCGACGAAAAACCTTGGCAACAATCAGCCACCAGTTGAGTGAGTTAGTACAAAGTATGGGGGAGACTCCCCTATACTTCACAGCAGGATATAACAACAAAGACCCCTTTGAAGTTTTATCTGAAAAGCTCACCGACGTGGTGAAATCACATAACCGTATTGTCGGTTATATCGGTCTACGCAAAGTGGACGATGGTGAGTATAAAGTAGGCGTGGTTGTGTACCCTGATGCGGAGACGCAACGACGTGATGAGAAGAAAGGAGTAAATTATGACCGTGTGTGTTTTTAACCCCTCTAAAAACGAGCTATGGGCGGACACTACTTGTATGGCAGGTGGCTACTACACAGGCCACGTGAATAAAATATCGCAACGTGAATCATCATTCTATGTTCACACACTAGCTGTCGCAGGTACATCGTGGCTTTGCACCGCAGTAGAGAAAATTCTTATGATGGAGCTTGGTAGAGCCAATGCGATGAACTTAGATCACATCACGATGCAAAATAAAATTACCAACATTATTGGTACTGTACCTAGCATAGACGGTGAGCAGGATGCTTTCGACGCTCTGCTTATTGAGTACAGCAAGGACAACGGCTCAACACGTGTTTACAAATTCAACAACACGATGTTCCCATTCGAACTTAAACCGTTTGGTAACTCATTAATTTGCATCGGACAGTATGAGTTGTGTACTGCAGTATCACTCGCTTATGACGTGCATATGGAGAACGCAGACCTTGTTGAGTTCAAGGATGTGACCATCGGTGAGATAATTAACCGTTTATCGAAGTACAGTGCCAATGTATCACCTGATACACACGCTATGTGCTACAACACTAAAAATACAACGTGGACGGCAATTTATGTACCTTGATCCGATGGCGATGTGTCGATCTGATAAACTCACCACCAAGATGTGCGTGAAGTATATGCAGTTGCCGTGGAACATACCAATGGTCGCTGCTCTCAATGAGACAACAGAGGCCATCGTGAAAGAGGGACTACGTGAGAACCACTCACTGGTACACCAGTTGAAGAACCCGTATGCACGCAATACCAAGCGTGATTTGAACAAACGTATTGATACCCCGATTGCTATTATCGCAGGTGTCCCTATGTCTTGGCGGTTCCTGGATTATATCGAGTATATGGGCAACCCATCTAACTACGGTGTATCAGACAGACGACCACGTGACCGATACCAATATTATTTAAAACAGCATAATCTACACGATACCAAAGAGAATTTAGTAGACTGGGTCGTCTATTATGCACGAACTAATAACCTACGCATCGAAGCAGCTGTGACAGCTTCACAAGGTGAGACACTGGTACAAGCGTTCCAATCTATGTACGAGGCTTATACCAAGTTTGATAAAAACAAACTACGTAAAAGACGTGCAGGATTTAATATAGATGTAACACCACCGGATAACCCTGAGCATCGTATTCAGTATATCCTCAAACGTTACATAGATATTATGCACCTGCTGCCACCTGAACACATTAAGGACGCAGTAGCGACGATGCTGACATACAAGGACATACAATGGCTACCTCAAGAAAATCTGTAGGGGCGAAAATCTCTACCGCACAAAAGAGACAGCGTCCTAACCACGACTTCTACGCTACACCTGTAGAAGATATTGAGAAGATGCTAAAGACGATATTCGCAACTTCCGTTGACAACCTGCACATCAAGCCATTAGTACTTGACCCGTGTGCAGGCAACGGGGCATTTAAAAAGGCGATCAAGTCGGTATTCCCGCACTGGAGCGTGATGCAGTGGGATATACTAGAACGTAACGAGAAGTTGGATTACGTTGGTGACTTCCTTGCTCGTGAGCCACACGGTGAGCAGTTCTCTATGGTAATGATGAACCCACCATTCGGAGAATCAATGGAGTTTATCCAACACGCTTTCAAGTTCCTCAAACCTGGTGGGATTGTCGTAGCCTTTTTGAAACTTGATTTCTTAGCGTCTAAGAAACGCTACAACGGACTTTTTAAGGACGGTAATAGTCTTCTTCAAGTTTGGGTGAATGTGAGCCGTGTGAACTGCAAATACGACGGAGACGGCAACGATAAACAAAGTTCCACCACCGACAGTGGGTGGTTCATCTTCCAACAAGGTATGCCTGTCGTACCACAAATATGCTGGCTGGAGTAGGTATGGATGAATTAAGAGTTTGTACCAAGTGTAAGGAAGAAAAGCCATTATCAGATTTTCGTTTCTTGTACACACAAGGACGATATCAAACACGCTGCCGCACGTGCGAATGTGCGTACTCTAAGAGTCGATACAAACCTGATGTGGCAAGTAGCAAAGAGATGCGAACTAAGCGACGTAGAGCCTACGCTGTCAACGCCATCGCATCATATATAAAAACATACGGGGAGGGCATCGTCGATGAGGCCAAAGAAAAAAACAAGAGTCAACATCGTTAGTTTCGGTGTGACCTTTGAGCCAGGTAAATTCTACGGAGTTTCCTGGTATAGTCAAGGTGGGTTCGATTTCAACGAGGTGTGCTTTATCCCACCTGATGAACGTGACCCTGATAAGTTTTTCCGTAAGTGGTTAGACGAGATTTTAGAGTTCGTCACCCTACCTACGGTAGACATCCAGGTTAAACCTATGGAGATTGCATAATGAGTACAATACAAACGCATACAGGGCGGCTAATAAACCTGAGAGATATGCGGTCATCTGATGTACACATACCTGACCTGGTACACGGACTTAGTTATATAAGACGATTCAACGGACGAGGTCTAACCGTACTACAGCACACACTAGCGATGTTCGACTATGTACGTGCTATGTACAGAGGTAAAGACCGTGAGGAGCTTCTCGGGGCTGTTTTAGTACACGACTTAGCAGAAGCCTACATTGGTGATATTATCCAACCTGTTAAGGTAGCTGTACCACCAATAGCACGACTTGAGAAATCAGTACAGTATACAATATTACGTATGCTATGTTGGTGTGATGAAGACAGTCGCTACGAAATTGGCCCGCACCTGCTTCCTGAAGCTGAGATAGCAAGTCTCGTAAAACACATAGACCATATCGCCTTAGCGGCTGAGTACAAACTTTTATTTGGTGATTACACTAAAACCGATGATGTATGGAGTATAAACAAGTTATCACAACAAGATGTGCTTCGAATGGGTGACATCATCAAAACTGTAGACGAGAGCAAAGACGGTGGTAAAGCCAACCGTGAACGCTTTGAACTTTTATTACTTCGATTATATGCTAACTTACCACTGGAGGGGTAACCAATGAGTATTATTGTATTAGAGAAAACTAAGTCAGACCGTATCGCCAAAGACGTTGCTACAATCATCAACGCCTTAACAAAGTGCTACAAAGACAAACCGGAAACACTAAAAAAGGACAACTACTCACAAATTGAGATAACTTTACCACTAAACGCTGAAGTTGAAACTACCGTTAAAGTAGTGGATTCTATCTTGAATAGACGTGGTTTCGCTGTGTCTCAACTGCGTATAGAAGAAAACCGATCTTTCATTAAGGTGCTAATCGGTATAACCGTTAAGTCACATTTAGCACTGGTAGCTAAAATAAGCTCGTCAGGTCCTGATGTTATTATTGACGACTCAAAACAAGGAGAACCTATGCTTGATTTCGATTTGTACCCGAAAGAAGAACCAAGCAACCAAGCCTCTACGGACAAACAAGTCGGTGGTAACCACTACCAGTTACCGATCCAACCGATTGAGTACATCTTAGCGAACGGTCTAGGGTACTGCGAAGCGAACGTGGTTAAGTATGTGTCTCGTTGGAGAAACAAAGGTGGTATCCAAGACCTTAAGAAAGCGATCCACTACCTGGAGATGCTAATTGAACAGGAGGAAAAGGATGCAAGTACCAAGAGCTGATTTGACAAGAGCTGAGTGGTTTGGTCTTTTGTTAGTGATGTCAGGGTCTCCACTTTTAATTTATGCGTCCATTGGAATTTTATCAACGATGTTGGAAACCGAAAAGTGGTGGGTAGGTGTAGGTGCGTTCTTCGCACTTCTATTCGCCATCCCACTGGCTGTAGGATGCTCTATTATCGCAGCACTCGTTTTATTCTACGCCATCGGCAGAATACTGACCAAACTTAACAATCTTCTATAAAACAAAAAGCTCCGAATTACCGGAGCTTTTTCTACTAAATAATAAAAGGAAATTGAAAAACAACTACTTTGTAGTTAAACAAAAGTATATTTTTATTTTAATTTTGAGTCAACTACTTTACCGATGACTTTATTCACAATTCCTGGCACCATCTGAAGTAGAACTTCTACTGCAGTGGCACCACTAACACCGCCAACCATAGCGATTAAGCCGCTAAGGTACGGGGCCCCTGGGTTATTAAAGTGGAACGCTACTGACGTCCCACAGAAAAAGCCGAGTAATATATCTACCCATCTCACGAACGGAGCCTTACCTCGATCAAGCTCCGCACTCGCTTTCAGTGAGCCGAACAACGCACCCACTGTGATGAAGATAATATCAACGTGCTCTAAGATATTTTCCATCGAATCCCTCACACTTAGAAATATATAGCAACGCACCTACGAACCAAAATAGCATCACGAGGTTTATTACTAACATTGTCTCCAGTGGAGGGTATGAGTTGACATACCCACTCGCTAGTATACTTTGTAGTACCGCACCAAGTGATAAGCCGAAGAACTTAAGCACCTGGTGTTGTCTGCCTTTAAATGCTAACCCAAGTAATGAGAACAAAGCAGATGCCGTAGCAAATACAAAGAACTGGTCGAGGCGTGCAACAATTAAATGAGGGATATTTAGTTGTGCGATTCCAAATGAATGAATTAAAAAGCCGATGGCCCATAATGCACTCACGACGACGTTAATAACCTGCGTAGCACGACTATCACGCCCGTAAATTCTATTTAGCCACGTACATAACATAGGAACTCCTTATTACAAGTGGTCGTTCGGTGTAGCATCACTTAGCCCAACAACTTCATCGCACGAGTTTCCGCTAAATACGGTCTCATCACCTAATGACACCACATCAACTTCAGGGCATTTGTCTTGCTGACATTCTTCAAGTTTGCGTTTTAGCTCTGCGATTTCAGTATCTTTTGCGGTCAACTCGTTTTGTTTAGTAACGAGTTCAGCGATTGTAACGTTTAAGTCTTCTTTCGCTTTTTCCGCTTTAGCGATGGCCGCAGCTTCAGATTCTTGTGCTGCTTCTTTGTCACGTTCAGCTTGGTCTTTTGCTGCATTAGCGTTAGCAGCCATCATCCGTGCCGTTTCAGCTTCTGTTTCTGCAGCTTCTTTTGCTTGCTCAGCAGCTTCTTTAGCTTGCTCAGCGGCTTCTTTGGCAGCTTGTGCTTGAGCTTCTGCTTCCTTAGCCGCTTCCGCTGCTTTCGCAGACTCAGTGGCTTTTGCTTCTGCATCAGCTTTCGCAGCTTCTGCATCAGCTTTCGCTTGTTCAGCTTGGGTAGCTTTTTCTTCCGCTTCAGTTTTCGCTTGCTCTGCCGCTTCTTTCGCTTTTTGTGCTTCAGCTAAATCCGCTTTGAGTTTCTCAAGCTCTGCACTGTTATCTTCAGTATTACCACCTTGTTGTGCAGGAGGACACGCAATAGATGGTAATGTCTCAGTAATACCTTTACGAGCGAGACGGTCACGTGACAACTCATAGGTGCACTCACAATTTTCTTTCATAGAAAGTTCTCCTTAGAAATTAAGGTGCGTAGAGGCTTCGCACCTATGGGTTATAAATGATCGCCAATTTCTTTAGTGATCGGTTGTGGGGTTACTGTTACATTACCGAAGAAAGACGTAATGTTGAACGGTTCGACTGTGTATTCAACTTTCCAAATGTTGGTTCTAACGAAGTCAATATCACCAGCAAGCGTATCGCCCGAAACATCATTACCTATAAAGGTCTTCGTACCCTCGTAAACTTTACCGCTGTAATCATAAAGTTTGTAATGTACGGTTTTGGTAACGCCACCGGCATCATTACGAATAGACTCATCGTCGTAGACAAGATGTAAATCAGGGTCACCACTAAATACATTAATTTTTGCGTTTTCAGTACCCTCTTTATAAGGTAATTGCGGGTAGTCTACTTCAACTGTGGTCGGTAGAATTTTGCCTCTGTCTGCACTATTAGAGAAACGTTCAGGTGTGGTAAATGTCAATTTCTGACCTGCGTGTTTCTCATTAAAGTCTTTCGCACTCGTGTAATCAGCACTATTAAGCGTACCTACAGTTTCGTTGTATTTGTAACCGTCAATCGCACTGGTTGCTTTAATAATGAAGTTATTACTTACCGGGTCAAACTCAGCAGTCGGCGTGTCTAAGAAACGTTCTTGCTGCGGTGCTGGACGTTCTTTCATCTCAGTAGCATACACTTCCCATAACGCACCGGTCTCTACGTGTCTTAGGTACTTGATACTACGTACAGCGTAATGGGTGTCCGTATCTTCCGCTTTAGGGTAGCTATCTAGCACCTCGATCTCTGCACCAGGTGCTGCGACTTTACCGTCCACCACTTTAATTGTTTTATCGTCTAAATCATCCTTACGGATAATGATAATTTCCATAATTTAATCTCCAAAAAATCCAATTAGATCTACGGCGTATACCTTCCCGGCCTTAAGGCCTTTACCATAGATGTTTTTGTTGTTGCTGTTGTACCACACGGTACCACCATCAAATGTCTGAGCACTCGCCTTATCCAAGTTGGTTGGTGCGTCCGCTGGTAGTTTGAAAATAACCGAGCCATCTGGAATATCTTTCAGCACCTTAAACTCCAGGTGAGTCTTTCCTACGCCATCAAGCACAGACACCATACGATATTGTGGGTCGAAATACGCTCTAGAATTCTCCGTGGTGAGCGTTTCTTTATCCAATGCGAACTCAGCCATATACCAGTTGTACTCTTTGAGTACTCGCACCTTATTCCCCTCAATGACGAAGTCTGCGGTGTGTAGGTCTTCCGGTCTGATTACTTTCGTCATTCGAAATACCCACCTAGGTTGAGGATATATCGAGTACCGGCTTTAAGACCATTACCCATAACGGTACGAGAACCTGCATCTACCCAAATAGAACTACCGTCAAAGGTCTGCTCCTCAATCAACTGCACAGGAGTTGGTGCTTCCGTAGGTAGTACATACAACGCACGACGAGGGCCAGAGTCTACAACCATCTTAAAATCGACGTGGATATTACCTTGGATACCTGCGACAGAAAGGTAATGACGACCGATCTTGTCATAGTCCACGGGCATTTGCGTTGTAATAACGGTGTCCGGAGCTGCGTATTTAAGGTTGTACATCTTAATGGTTGGTCTAACTCTAACTTTGTTATCGACAATGTCGAAGTCATCTTCGTGTAGATCTTCAGGTCTGATAACCTTTTTTACTGCCATATAAACTCCAAAGGGGGATTACTCCCCCTGTGTTAATTAAGCTTCAGCAGCGGCTTCAGCTTTAGGTAATACGTAGCCAATCGTTGTACCGTCTAAGCCTTGTAACTCGTCACCTTTAAGTAACTCAGCAAGAGCTTTTACAGTTTCAGGATCTTTAACCGCTTCAACTACTTTCGCTTTGCCAACGAAGATACCGTCGTCTTTCACTTCTGCGATGTTGCCTGCTTCAGCAGAAACAACTAATAATTCCGCAAGTGAAGTCTGAACGGTAGTTTCATTACCACCAGCACCGTCATCCACAGTAATTTTTAATTTACCAGTGTCCTGATCAGCTTTAATTTTGGTAACACGTAAGTCAACACCCGTTTCAGGAATTTGTGCGACTAATTTGTTATCTACAATCTTGATGGTTACATCATCAACAACAACGTTTAATTTTTGGTTTGCGATTTCTAGACCTTTACCGGTATCATTCTCGGTAACTACTCTGATTTTAGCCATTTAATTTCTCCTATTGTTGGCTTGTCGCCACTGTTACGTGGCGACCAATACTTTAAAACTATTATTTTTGGATAAGGTCTAAGCCTTCCGGTTTCGCAGTTACCGCACCACGTAGGTTGGTTCTCATATTATCAATACCTGGTGCATCAACTAGACCTTGATAATCAGGGAAGCCACACCCACCAGCGTTATGACCAGCGTTCCAGTCTAATAACTTAAACACGTCCGAATAATGGTAAGTTGCTAATGTTGCTACCACACCGGTCATCACTGACGTAACCCAAAATACATTACCACGAAGTAACACGTCGTCACGATACCCTTTACCTGTAGGGCCGATGTCTACTCTGTGGATCACACAACCGATGAGTTCCGCAACATCTCTGCTGTTTAAGATGCCTGGGAAGTTACCACTAAGTGACCCATCGTCTGCTTGGTATGTCGTAGTTGCACTAAATTTGATACCTAAGAACGAACCTTTATCAAAGTTAATACGATCTCGCCAAATAGCGTTATTAAAGATGCTCGTCTTAAAGCGAATAGTCGGTCTCGGATACGTCTTAGCAGAGTAACCTCGGTAATATGCGTTACAAGGTGTACCGGCTGGGTATGTGGAGTCAACTGTAGGGCCATACGCCTGCACCACAAGCGTAGCGTGCGGAACGTCGAAAATAGCAGGAGCGTCAAACACGTGATTTTCGTGTAAGTTAATGGTATATGTAACCGGTGCGTCTTTTAATAAGTCAGCGACACGTTGAAGTGTTCGCAACGGACGTTCACGAGTACCAGGGTTATTATCATCACCATTATTTGCTACATACAGAGAACGTAGTTCTTCTTTAGCTGTAAAGCCATAGTACAAACCGTCGTCTCGCACCTGTAACATATTGTCGTGGGCTTTTGATACAGATACTTCATATTGCTTGGTTGTGTCATTCCACACCAAGCCTTTCCCCATATTAGATGGGGCAACAACGTGAACATCAGGTGCGTTCACTAAATTTTTCGCATTTTTATTTGCCATAATAATTCACCCTTATGGTTTAATTAAGCCGAGTGTTTCTGTACCACTTGCATCTTTCAACGGAACGAATCCGGCTAGGATTTCCTCTAACGCAGCAACACGTTTTGTAAGGTCGTTTACTTGCGCTTGTAAAGCGTTAGTCTGAACAACACTCGCAGCAACGTTAGTCTCACGTTTCCACATTGACCAACCGTTAGGATCTTTAAGTGAACCGTCACGGTTCATTCCACCCTCATTTGTACGATGCCAAATTACATCGTCCGCACCGACCAAATACTGGTCTACTTGTTCAGGTGATGCAATTTGCCAACCGTTGAAATCGTAAGCAGTGTTACCAGTTACTTCACCCAATGATGTGGTAGATGGTTGGCTTACGTCTGTACTAACTACATTAGCCGGTACACCAGTAACGTATTGACCTTTCTCTTTATTAACGAAGCCGTAATAAACAGAGTAACCTAACTGTGGGTAACCTGTGTTCAAGTTGGTGATTTGCTCAACGTTTACAGGCTTGAGGGTAACTTCACCAGTAGCTGGGTTCACGATAAAGTCTTTATTGCTAAACTCAACTGATAACGGATCTAACTTAGTACCTTTACCCGTAATAGGTTTCTTAGTGAAGATTTCACCTACTTGTAATGATCCATCTTCACCAACTTTAAGTCCGTCGCCAGCTTTGACGCCAACACCTTTTTCAGTTGCTTCTAAGCCACCATTTTCTTTAACTTTAACACCAAGTTTACCTGCCTCGTTCGCACCTTTGGTAATGGTTTTATCAAAGGCACCATCAGATAAAACTGAACCGGCTTTCGGTACAGCAACGTGTTCACCGTTTGGATTGGTTAAAACCACTTCCTTGTCGCCAATCGCCATTTGAGCAAATGGTAAAGTGATTTCTTTTTCTTTTCCGTCACCTTTGGTAACTTTTAATTTACCATCTTCAACAGTTACATCTTTAACAACGTCGATTTCACCGTTTTTAATTGCTTCATTTACGGATGCAACGAGCGTTCCACAAAGAATTACTTTCGCATCTTTGCCAACAGAACCGCCGCCACAGTCTTTTAGTCCAGCCTGGAGTTTACCCTCAACTAATGCTTTGTTAATCGCATTTTCGATTAAGAGTTCCATTAACTCACGATCAGACCCACAACTTGCAGAACAAGTCATACTTCCCCCTATATCATTTAAGGATTATTAAAAAAAATCTCATCATTTCCCTAAGTGCGTCTTGATGACTTCAGCAATCGCTTTAGCCACCAACCAACGCTTCTCGTTAAGGATGTTCATACGAGACTGGCAAGTGACGAACTCAAGTTCTACAATCATACCACCGGCTTGTACAAAACCCAAACGAGAGTGCTGACCCGCATTTTCAGGTTGCCAGCCGTTGTTGCCACGCAGCTTAGAGCCGGTGACATCTACAATAGCTTGGGCAATCTTTTGGGAAAGTGCTCGATCTTTAGGTTGGGATAACACCTCTACACCATACGCTGTGTATGTGGCAGACGCATTTAGATGAAATTCCACGGCCAACTCCGCTTTCTTAGCGAGTTGGATGGCTTGTGACAACGGAGCGTTGGTACGACCCTCCCCGTCAGTCTGAACATCGAAGCCCCAGTTGCGAAGATAATACGCAACGTAGTTACGCATATCCGCAGCGAAATCAGCTTCTTTGTAGCCGTTCGCCACCGCACCTGGGTCGGTGTTAGAGTGTCCTGCTGTAATCACGATCATAGCAAGCACCCCACAACTAGACCAGCAATACCGCCAACTAACACACCACGCCAAAATGCACAGCACCAGCAGATGGTAGTGACTTTCGTCTCGCCTTTCTCAACTTCGATGTCAATGTCCGCACCCTTGCAACAGAGTTCGGCAAAATCTCCCACGGGATTGTACCCGCAGAAGATTGTCTTTAATTTGCTTTCTTGCTCGGTTGATTCAACCTCGATTCCTTTGCGTTTACTCATAACGCTCGCCTCTTTGTTTTAGTTCCTCTAGAGCATCCATATATAAAAATTTCTTCTTAATTTGGATTTCATTAAGCTGTTCTTTAATGTCTAGAAGCTCGTCCAAAGGGGGATTCAGTTGAAGCTCTAATTCTTTTTTCATCGTGAACAAGTCACCAGTACTATATCCTTTACTGGAGCGTAAAGCCTTTTCAGCTTTGCGTACTTCACCCACCCATTTTTTCAATTCTTTGCGGGCTCCATCTTGTTCAAGATTTAAGAGTTCGTCGTAACTTTCACCGATTCCCATCTTGTTCATCAGCTTAGTATATTCTTTATCAAACTCTTGCTCGACAGCGTACTCATTGTAATTTAAAGAGTATTTTTTAACAAGCATATCATTAAAGGCAGAGACTGGATCTTTGCCCTCAAATCGCATACTTTTCGTAATGTCTCCGATAAATTTACCACTACCTCCGATGAAGTGGTTAATCCACGTGTCAATCGAACTTGGGGCAACATCAGCGATACCTAGCTTCGCCATCTCGAACGTCAACCATTGTGAGAAGTTAGAGTCTCCCATATTACGGCGTTGGTGGTCCATTGGCTCGTCAATAAATGAGCCATCTTGAGCCCAACCGTTCTTAGGTGCGACAGGACGTCCAAAGTAGTCTTTATTCGCCACCAAACTCACCACAGGTTGAATCACCGTAGGAGACCATCCATAAGCTACGTTAAACGCTGTGTCATCAGTCTCCGGTGTTTGAAACGGCATCAATGACTCTTGTACAGAACGCATCACCCGTCCAACACCTGCTGACACGTCTTGCTCACCTTTAGCGACACGGACGAACTCACGTGCTGCATTGAGTGGGATCATAAGTTCCTGGGCGATTGGGAATTTGAAGTCTCCAATGTGGAATTGACCGACACTTTCATTTCGACGCTTCCACATTGGTGTACCGTCTTCATCTTCCTCATCATCACCCGCTGCTTGTGCGGCAACAAGAAGTGCCAGCATACCCATCGCTTTCAGGCCATACGTACCATACTTAGGATTTACCAAGTTGTACGTTGTTTTCACACCGCCCATAATAGCGTTCCAGAACATCCAAAACGAACGAGGTGTACCCCACGCACCTTTCTGCTCGAAGTTACCGGTTAGGTTTTTCGAGATGTCACGTGCCGTGTTCGCAATTTCAGGATGGTTGCGTAAGAACTCAATTAAATCACGCTCTGAGTTAAACTCACGTCCACCGTTCTGCATTTGTAGGTATTCTAACCACGCTGAGAAACGTGCTGCGTTATCAGAGAAGTGCATCACTTGCATCAATGTCTTCGCACCACGTGCTGTACGTGAACCTACAGACCCACGGTTAAAAGCGAGCATATCCAAGTCATCGGTAATCTTATCAAGGTCGTAGTGAGCCATCGGGTTGATACCGCCCTCATTCAAATACGTCTTGTATGTGAAGTGAGCGTTTTTACCATTCCACTGGCCTTTCAACAACATCGGTAACACACGCACCATACGTGGAATAATACGACCTGATAACTGCAGTGACTCAGCATCAGATAACTTACCACGACTTGCCGCTTGAGTATTAGCTAGTACCAACGTCATATCACGGATGAACGCTGTGATATGGAACGTCGGGTTAAGTACCGTACGAGTTAACCCTAACCAACGGGTAGTCGCACCCAAGTGGCGAATGAACGTATTGGTCACATTATTTTTCTGTGCCTTGCTCATTTTCGCCAATGACTGTGCTGCGATTTCATCAGTTAGTACAATTCGCTCACGCTTACCATTACGGTAGAACGCTTTTGAACGCCCGTCCAAGATGCCCTCAGGTGCGTAGGTAGCGTGGAACTTATCACCTCGTGTTTTGAGTTCATCTGACATAATACGTGCCATATGTGGCATCGGATATTTCGCCAGTAAGTCTGCAGCTTCACGCATAATCGCAGATTCAGCAGCGTTGTTAATACGTGCTTGTGAGTTCGCCACGTATTTACTTAAGATGTTACCAGCCTTAGTAGAACGACCGTGAATACGACCGGAGAACGCTTTAACCTCAGAATCTTCATTTTGCAGAGGAACGTAGAACTCACCATACAAGTCATTGTACGTGTTCTCGTCAATACGGCCCATCGCAAGCTCGAAGTCTAACGTGTTGTTGTTCATCTCGATGATCGCTTTCTCAAACTCTTTTGCGAACGCACGTTGCTGCGGAGTAAGTGACGCCATATATTTCTCACCGGTGTCATCTTTCACCCACGTTGCACCTTTCGTGCCTTTAGCCACACGCTTGCCGTTTAAGACGTAATAGCCGAATCCTGTAATGGTGTCGGTTAATAAGTCACGACCTTTGTAATATGGATCTTGCTCACCGCTTGCACGTTTCTTACGACGGATGAAGTGCGGTGCACGCAACGCATATGCCAGGTCATCTAAGTCTTCCTTAGTCATACCTGAACGTTGTGCAAGCTGAGTTAGAATGTCCATATGGTCACGCAAGTTTAACTTACCACCCACACCGTAGTGATTGAGCTCAGCACTCGCTTTTTGACGAAGTGCGTTAATGCGTGTCTCTACTTCAACTGGTACTTTCGCACCGTATGCGTTTCTCGCAATATTCTCAAGCGTAGTGATCCAGCTTGTACTGTTATTCAAGTTAATCGCAGACCAACGGATTGTGCGGTCTAGTACACGCAACACAGGCTCAGAGAACTGAGGCGGTAACACACGTTGGATGCCTTTAAACAAGTTATACAAAAGACCCGAGTGGTTATACGCCATCTCAGTCACGTCTTGTACGTACTTCTCTTGTTGTGACATCTCTGAACGATGTTTCGGTACGAAGCCACTCTTTTGTGCCAACGTCTCTGTTTGGTCCCAAGTAAGCCCAGTTTCTTCGTGGCTCTGACCTTGCTCGTCCCACCAGTTAAGCGACCACAAGCCTGTATCTTCATCAAGTTGTGCGATGGCTGCAATATGGCTGTCACGGTTCTGCTCTTGTGTACGGCCTGCGAAAATCACCTGTCTCACAATCTTACGGCTTAAACCTGGCACACCCTTAATCGTTTGTGTGCGGCCGTTGTTCGCCTCGAATAAAGACGTAGTGTTTGTAATCAACTGGAACAATGCTGGCTGTTCGTTTGAGTTCAATCCTAATAATGCACCAATGCGTTTAAAGAACGCACGTACGGAGTCGAAGAAACCACGTGGTGCTCCATTTGCGTGTAATTTGTCATACGCAGTTTGGAACTTCGGATTAGACAACAACTCTGCCACGAACTCGTGTACACCTGTCACTTCATCAGCGATGGTCGGGAACTGTGCCACGAACTCAGGATGACTTAAGGCGTTCTCACGAGCACGTACAATTTCATCCACAACAGCACGCTGTTCTTCATCAAGTGCAGCACGATTTTCAAGTGCGTACACCGTGTATGCGTGAACCAACTCGTGGATTAAGTCAATATCAGGCTCTTTAGAGTTAATATCTAATACAATCATATTAGACGTGATGTCGTAGTAGCCTGTGCGTCCCTCATTCGCTAAGTTGTCATAGCGGATTAGTACTGAGTCATCAACTAAATCAACAAGTTTATCCACCACTTTGCCACGTGGGTCATTCTCAGCGAAGCCACGTTTGGCGAACTTCAACGCCTCCATCACACCATAGTCCTGTAACGCCAACTTGAACGTGGTAGGATTACGGGAAATGGTATCAACGTGTTCTTTATTTGCCGGATCGAGTATTGCCCGACTTAGCTCCGAGCTTGACTTTGGTGACTTTTTTGATTTTGTTTTCACCATTTCCTCGTCAGCTGTGCGAGCCATCGTCTCGTTGTGCACTTCTGTTAGTAACTCATCAACAGCTTTGTCGTGTTTACGCTCTTGCTCACGAGTTTCAGCGTTTTTCTTGGCTTGCGTCTCACGAGTTTCATCAGTCATCTCCTGAGCCACTTTGCCTTTTTCAGAAGTCTTAGTCGTTCCGATAAGCTCATCACCAACGTACTTAAATAAGTTCGGGTGTTGCTCAGCGGTAATGTCATCGGCACGTCCTGCCTTAACATCGTCAAGGTAAGCCACAGCTTCATCACGCACAAGATTTAAGTCGATGTCTTTGGATACACGCTTGCTGTTTACCAACGCCCCGCCATTAAGTGCGGTAATGATGGCATCTACTGCAGGTGTTAATACGGTATTTTTACCACGTACAGACACTTTTACGTGTGCCATCTTCGCCAACATATCAACGTTATTCGCCACACGATTGGCAACATTAGCATCAGGGTATAACTGATTAAGTAATGCACCTGCTTGTGAACTTGGATCTGACTGCATACCACCTAGACCACGTGAAATGTTCAGCACTTCTTGTAAGTCTCTTGAACGTTTGTACAAAGCAGATGCGGCTACCAAGTCCGGGGTTTTCTGTGCTAGTTGGTAAGTGTCAGCGATTAATTTTTCCAAATTAGCTTCCACTTCTGCACGTGTTTCACCTAGATTGTTAGACACGCCTTTGGCATTAGGATCGGCTATAAAACCTGAATGTGCAGTCTCTAAAACCTTACGCACTTTCGCTTTTGTATCAACCACCAACTGCCGCTCAAACGCAGCTTGCTGTTTCTTGATTTCTTCAGCCTGTTCAAATGCCTCGTTTTGGGCAATCTCTGATGCCTCATTTTCTGCTGCAGTACGCTCACCTATGATGCTTTGTTTCTGTGCGTCTTCGTAGTTTTGATTACGTGCATCAGCGTATTGGCCCAAATCAACAAGTGCTAATTTAGCTGTAAGTAATCTGTTAGCTGCTGCAGCATATCGTCCAGCACGCTCAGGTGCTCCGTCTTGTTGTGCTTGGTTGGCGAATTGTAATAACTGATTAATCGCACCTGTAACAGAGGTATTCAACTCATCTGCAGTCACACCACGTTTTGCCAACGTGTCTTTAAGTGCCGGTGGAATAATACCGTCTTTATCAAACTCTTTAACCACTGCACGTGCGTCTTTGGTAAATGACGTAATCTTAGCTTTCGCATCAGGATCTTTCGCAGGCACGCTTTGGAAATATGCTTGCGGGTCTTTCGCAAAATTGACCGCACTTTCATACGCACCGACCATATCTGCGAATTTTGCATCACCCATCATCGGTGACTGTTTCATTTCACTAAGACGTGCTTCCGCTGCAGGGATATTAGCCGGGTCACGTAATGCACGGATTTCATCAGCAATACCTTGTACGTACTCGTCGTTATCGTTAAAGTTGGCCGCTTTGCGTGCTGACTCAAACTTAGAGGCGAAGTCATTGAACTGACCTTGCATAGCTGCAGGGTTTGTTCCATTTTGTACGTTTTGTTGTTTACCCAGCGTCTCAGTCATTTTGTTGACTAAGTCTGTTCGTTCGTTTACCGCTCTTAGAATTTTATTAGCGTCTTCAACGGATACGTGTCCTCTAGACACAGTATCCATTAAGCTTGTAACCTTGCCTTGTTGCTCTTGGATGAGGTGCTTAAATTCATCTTCATTAGTGCGGTCACCTTGTGCGAACTCTTGTGCAATTTCATCTGCACGAGCTTGGATGTCATTCGTCGTTCTATCAGAATTTACAGGATTGTACGAAGACACATCTAGTCCTGCTAATTGTGCATCAATGTCAGCAATATCAGCTTTAGCCTGTTTGTATGCTTGCACGTTGTGTCCAGCATCACCAAGCGGATGTGCACCAGCACCCATAAAGAGACCAATGATACCACCACGATTACCCTCTTTACGTGCCTTGTCTAAATCACCATCACCTAGTGCTGTTGCATATGACAACGACCCTGCTTTAGCACGTTGTTCTTCAGGGATTAATGGGTCTTGGATACGACTTAAATTCTGACCTAGTAAATCTTGGAACGAGTTGGCTGCGAACTCATCCACGTATTCTTTACCTGCAGTAGTTGCTAAACGTTTTACTGCACCGATACCACCGATTTGATCAACTTTGTGATTTAAGCGTTTAAGGATGCTACCCTCATCTGCGTTCTTAACGAAGTCTTTTAACTCGTTAATTGTTTTTCCTGCTGCACCTGAGAACTTACCTGAACGATTTAAAATGTTATAGGCGATGTTATCAACCGTGCCAGGTAATAAACCTTGCATCACATACTGTTCTAAGAACGCTAACTCAAATGCGTGTTTTGCATCTTCTGTGGTTACATCTCGGTTGTTTAAGTATTGCTCTAAACGGAAACCGCCAGCTTCTTGTAATGCAGATACAGTACGGTACTGAGCACCTTTTAATGCTAAATTACCGGCTGTTGCTGCCGCTTTTCCTGTAACGGTGGATCCAGTGAATCCTTTTTCTGCTGCATTTTTAAGGTAATTCCAAACTTTTGCACCACGTGTAGATAAGTTTGCTCCAGCTTCAACACCTTTACCTACTGCACCACCAACCATACCAAGACCTTTGGTACCAACTGCCATAGCTGCAAGTTCAGGGCCTAGTAGTTTAGTTAAAAGTGCTGGGTGTTTAGCAGCCATCTCAAGAGCTTCTCCAACACGGTCGTTATCAACAAGGTAGTTAAAGTACTCAGTATTCCCCTCTACTTCCTCACCGCCTGCCGCTTCTTGTAATGCTTTTGTGGTTGCACCAAGTGCTTTTTGAACCCCTAAATGTAGGTCTACGCCCATTCTGTTTTGAGCTTCATCAGCAAGAGAAATTAAAGAGTTCACACCACGCACAGCACCGCCTAGTGCCTCCGTACCCGTATCTGCAATTACAGATAACGCTGAGTCATCATACTCATCATCTTTACCAACGCCATACGCTTTAGCAATTTTCTCAAAGTAACGGTCTGCACTACGTTCAGCTTGTTGCAACTCAGGTTTTAAACGTGCGAAATCCTGCTCTGCGTACTTCTTGAGAATATCACGCTTAATAGCATAGGGAGTACGTAACCACATTTCAGGTGTGTAACCGGCTTCTCTCAAAGCGATGTTAAAACGTGAGCCGTCTTGGAAAACACGGATGCTGTCCACTTTACTTCCGTAGTTGTGGACTGTCTCTCCATCTTTCCATTTTGGTGGTTGGTAGTTGATACCCAACGCTACACGACTTGTATTGTCAGCGTAGTCATCATACGGGTTATCTTCAACTAAAAGTGGGTCTTGAGTTGGCTCAACAGCGGTAGTTGTTCCGACCGGTGTAGAAACAGCAGAACCAGTCACAACTGGACTGGTCTGCATATTGAGTTGGTTTTGTTGCCAAATCGTAGGGCGAGTTTGGTACAGGTCTAATAATGGGTCAGTCATAAAAGGTTTCCTTTTATACGCCCGTCATCGTTCTCCCATACCACCCTGTTGGGCTTGTTAGAAATTGCTGAACGTCGAAGTCAGCCACAGATGCCGGAGCGTTACTTGCTAATGGTTGCTCAATAGCTTGCGACGGTGCCTGCATCATCTGCTGTAGAAATGCTGGATTATTCGCTTGCTCACTACTCGGCATTATAGCACCTGTTACTTGCCTGGCAAATCCCTGCGGTGTGTTTTTGGCGATGGCTGTTTGTACCTCACCATTACCCATCAACCAGGGCTTCCCTGAGTCACCGAACGCTTGTCCTTGTAGGTTGTAAAGCTGTCCGTTCTTTGTAACAGTATAATCCAAGTGAGGACCCGTTGAGTTCCCTGAATTACCTGTCAACCCGATTACCTGACCTTGCTTGACAACATCACCAGGCTTCACGTGGATTTTGTCCATATGTGCCCACTGTGCACAAACGCCTGTCTCAGGATCGCATACAGCAACGTAGTTGCCGTACCCATTTGGATCTACACCTACTTTAACTACCTTGCCTGATAACGACGCCGTCGCTTGCGTACCTACCGGTGTGCCAAAGTCCGTGCCTTTGTGGAACGAACTCGCCTTTGCGTTAGGTTTCTGTCTGTGACCGCTCGCTGAGGTGACTTTGAAATCACCAATAAACGGTGCACCAAGACCAAGACCATAAGAATAATCAATCACCATCCGTACATCCCCGTTGGTTTAGTTAGCCATTGGATTGTCGCATATTCAGCTGGACTTACCACTGCTGGCATTGTAGGCTCTCCAACGAACTGCTGTTTAGGCTCTTGCATCATTTGTTGCAACAAATCCTGCCCTGCTTTCTTAGCTGCTTGAGCGTAGCCAGTACCAACTGCATCAACTGTCGGTCTTGTGGCATATTGTACAATACCACCGCCAACAGAACCGGCATCAATTCCAACACGGTTAAACGCATCTCGGATAGCGTTCCAAGAATGTCTAAATTGCTGGTATGAATCAGGTGCGGTTGGAAGACTCGCCCACTCTTTACCTAACTTCGGTAGTGCTGCGTTCCAATTACCTTGTAACACATCGTTCAATGCTCCACGTTGGTTAATTAAATATACAGCTGCTGCGTCTTGCGAAGCTGGTGAGAAATCCATTTTCCCCCAAGCTTTCTCGATGCCTTGCCACGTTGGGTAACGGATTGCGTATTTACCATTGGCTGTAGACTGCAGGTTTCTACCGAGCTTGTCTTTAAATCCCCACGTTCCCTGCCCTAGGGCGGCTGGATGTGCCTTATATCCAGTCGACAGTAAGGCCCCGGTTGTCCCACCTTTGGCAAGATAAGGATCTTTAAAATCATAAGTACCCTCTGATATAGAGAGTACGTTTAGGAATTTACGCAAGTTCTCATTCTGCTGAGCTAACTGTAGTGCTTCTTCACGAGTCATTGTATCTCCTTAGAAACGAGTTGAACCCACGACGTTTGCGTTTTTATTTTTGGCTTCGTTTTGTTTTTCCTTGAAGTCCTGACTATTTTTCTGTAGTGCTTCTCTACCTTTTTGTCTGATTTCTTCAAGTTCTTTTTTGTTCCGCTGATCTATCTCACGTAAATACTCACGCTGTTCAACCGTTAGACCTGAACTATTTTTTGCCATAGCACTCAATAACTGCGGACCATTTGGAAGTGCAGCAATCTGTTGCATAAACATAGGCATTTGATCGGTTGGGATATTGTAACGAGCGTTTCCTAGTTGAATCGCTGTTGTATCACCATTTGTCTGAATAGACGCAATAGGACTTGTCACACCGTATAAATTAGGTTGTGCTTCATAGTCCATACCGAACATACCAGCTAATGCTCCTTGGTTACCTTGTCGCTGTGCAGCTTGTTCCGCATACTGAGGTACAACCATCTGTAGAGCACCAAGCTGTCCGTTGTTGTCAAGAACTTGGCTGATTGCAGCATACTGAGCTTCCTGCATTGGGACACCCTGCTCCAATAACTGTTTCGTCGCTTGCCAGGTACGTGGATCATTCATCGCCTCCTGGATAGCACTTTGTGCTTGTGCCGAACGGAAACCCGCCATATTCTTCTGATTCTGACCCAACATACGAGCCATAACCGTTTGTTGTGCCAAAGACAATGGTGTGTTAGCACCCATATTCAGACCTGACCACGATGAGTAGTTAGGGTCAGACCCGTTGTTGAAGTGCGGGTTGTTCGTGAAATTCACAGGCTGACCGTTATCAAAATAATAACGACGTGTCGTCTGACCATTTTGATACGCTAGTCTGTCATCGTACACCGACTCTGCAGGTACTTGGTGTGGTGCAAGTTGTGCAAACTGAATAGGTGTCATCGTGGAGTAACCACCACCAACATCAGTCGCTGTCTTACTATCACCGCCACCACTCGCATTTGCTTGTTTAGATACAGACTTCGGATTAGTTGAGGCCGTCACCGCATATACAGGTGAGGACATTCTGTCAACCACAGATTCAGCAACACTAGACGCCAACGCCGCGGTTGGTGTGACGCCCTCTTGAATAGTAGATTCTTGGGGCTTATTAGTGTACAGGATTTTATTGGATCCATACTGGTTAGGCATTACCAAACCTGTGTTCGGGTCTACGACAGAATCGTGTGCCATACTATAACCATTGATCTTTTCACCCATCTCACGGTTCCAATCCTTGAAGCGTTCCCACCACGTAGGTTCATATGGCTTCATAGCACCAGCCACTGCATCGACACCACCAGTATTAGGCATATACAGCCCATTACTATTAACGACCTGTTGCTGTCTTTCTTGTAGTTGGCGTTGTGCTAACTTTTTCTGAATTTCAGCTTGTTGTGCAGCAGCTATACGTGCTTCTTCAGAACCAACAGGATCCGCATAAACAAGATTAGGATTGTATTGCGGGTATCTCACATCACGGAAAGCGGGAGCCACCCATCGTGGATCTTGTTGCGTGACATATGTAGTATCCATCTGTACCTGCCTTAACCTGCAACAGTGTTTCTATATGCACCCGGTGCCATCAACATCTGTTGTAAGAAGTTTGCTTGGTTATTTGCTAATGCGTTACTTTGCGGAGCAAACTGGTATCCTGTTCTGTACGGACCGATATTTTGCTGTTGAGCATACGCTGTTGTATTAGTCGTGGATGGCGATTGGTTCACCGGTTGTTGACCAACTTGTGTCTGTTGGTTTAATACACTCTGCGTATTAGGTCGATTCAACAAATCATTCAACGTCATACCAGAGTTGGTTGCAATCAATGCGTTCAACGCTTGGTTTTCTAAGTAGTTTTGTGTCTTAGCTAGTTGTTGCTGCTCTTGAATCGCATTGTTCTGTGCAATCTTCGCATTTACCGCAGACGGGTCCACCAAAGACTTATTGGTGAAGTTATACAAATCAGTTGCCATACGCAGATTATTTGATAAACCACTCTGCCAAGCATTACCGACATTACCTAACCAACCACCTAAACCACTGCTTCCACCAAAGCCATAGCCAGCTGCTCCAAGAGTCATATCATACGACATAACCTGGTCCTCCTAATAATTGTAAAATTGATGTGTCATCTGTACCTTGTGGGTCAAACAACGGATCTGTACCTGCTGCTATTTCACCGCTATCGCCTGGGTTTAAACCTAGGGCATCAGCCACTCTTTGGATTGTGGCTGGGTTTAGTGGTTGTTGCGTCATATCAATGCCTGGTGCTGTGAATATGTTTCGCATAGCATCACCTTGTGGTGCCAACATACCTGGTGGGATATTCGGTGGGGGAACCAACCCATTAGGTGCGTTTACCAATAGAGCCATCATATTTGGATCTACTTGTCCACCTTGTAATTGTGCCAACATCATAGGATCTACATTACCGGCCGCCATCTGCATAGCTAAAGCTGGGTCTGTAATCATTAGCTGTTGTGCTAACTCTTGCATACCAGGGTCCATCATAGCGTTCTGACCCATACTCATTTCTTCAAGCGGGGAGACATCGTCTACCCCACCTAAACTACCAAGTGTCCCTAATCCACTCACGGTATTCTCCTAAAATGCTGTTTCTGAATTTGTAGTAGGGTCGCCCGGGTACGGTGAACCACCACCGCCTCCACCGCCACTACAGTTGTCCTCACTATCGTAGCAGAGAAAGTATCCAACAGCCAGTGCTAATAACCCAGCTAACGCAGAAATACCGCCTACGTCTTTCTCCGCTGTTTGTCGTAAACTTGCCGCCAACCACGCATAGTTTTTACCAGCACTTGCTAAAACATCTAGCCCTAGTTTGTATAAAGCTAAATGCTTCTCTTGGTGAACAGAGAACCGCTTGTCTTGTACATTGATGGCGGTCTTCTCATAATCAGCAGAACGGTTTTTACGGGACTCACGGTGTTTCTCAAAAATATCCGCACCGTCAAAGTGTAACTTCATATTTGTCTGCCACGCAGTTTGTCGTTCGGCTTCTCGTGCTTTCGCAACAGTACCTACAATTTCAGCTGCTGTGGCAAGTGCAATTCGTGTCTCAATCTCACAGCACTGGTTCGCACCGTAACGATTAACCTGTCTGCAAAGTTCTTGTCGTTTCTGCTTAGCTTTCGCTTCAGCATCTGCCACAACACGCATACTAATACCTAAATAATCAGGCTTGTATCCGCATAGAATGAACTCGCACAAGCGTTCGTGAATTGTATCATTACAAGGCTCTAGTTTGTCCGCATATGCTTCCTCATCAAGAGCTCTGTCTTTTAACCAATCCGCTTCTCGTAACAACCAGTCATCCGCAGCGTCAGCTAATGCCTTTTCGGCTGGGGCATCTTTATCAAGAAGTGTATAACCAGTATCACGCATACGGTCATTGATTGATCGCCACGTGTCTTCTGCGTCTTTCGCTTTCTTGATAAGGCTATTTGAGGCAAATCTACCTAGTACTGCACCTAATAGACTGGCAATAGCAAGCCATTTACCATCGTCACGTTTTGGTTGACGAGGGTATTGGATAATGTGGTTAGCACTAAAAGCGGGAGAGTTAGTCCCACCACTCTTATTCTCACCAATCTCGGCATAGTTATAATTTTTGCCGGCTTTTTTATCAGCTTCTTGGTGGTTCGTAATAGTACCGCTACCTGGCATAGTATTATCCCTCTGTTAATGTCTCACGTGATGTTTGCACGTGGATCTCATCTATCGTGATTTTCGACCGCACTTCGACCGCCCACGTTATTGCTCGGTACTTACGAGGTAATAAAAACGGTTTGTTAGTTGATACTTCTCGTCTGTAGTACTCTCGTCCGTCTGCGTAAACAATAACTTCGATTGAGTGTCGTTTTCCAGTCAACTCAGAAATGTATGCTTTGTATTGCGGGAATTGTCTGATGAATATTTCAGCACTTACATTCGCATATTTTTTCTCAAAGTTTTCGTATGCTGCTAGTGCTTCTTCTGCACCAGCTGACATATTCATATAATCAGATGATACCACTTTTAGCGTTGTCGGTCGCCACAACCCTGGCATAACCATATCCGGTGAACGCCAAACTGCACATCTGTTAGGTTCGCTAGGTAAGCCCCATTTACGCAACCGGCATTTTATTCCATCACCAACTTTCATTACGAAAACAAGCCCACCTTGGTGGTGTGAATACACGTTACTCGCTCTTTCTGTAGTAACGACAAATGATGGATCTCTGCGGTCATCATCTGAGAAATTCATAATCCAATTTCTGCGGCCAACACCGTGAATCTTGTCATCGTAGAAAGCGATACGTGTTTCAGGACCAGCATACTCAAGCCATTCTCGTTCTGTGAAGAATTGTCCTGTTATTAACTTGACACCTTGCTCCGTAAACTCGTAAAGTCCATTTGGAGATACAAAAAACATAACGTGTTCTGCGACACATACAGCTTCACCATTATACGCTGGAGCTTTAACTTCCACTTCCTGTATATTTACCGCATCCACATTTGTGTTGATGATGTAATGTAGACCATCTGTTAGAGCAAGAATTGTGTGATGTACATTACCCTCAATAGGTGATGTAACTTCTTCAGCTCGTAACACGTTATACATCAATCGGTATTCTTGAGACGGGTCAAATGCGTGTTGTCTGTTTGGTTGTGAGAAATACACTGATTTCCCTTGCCACAACATAATTTGGTTATCCCCAACCGCAGCGACACCGGATACACAAGTCGGTGGTGCTCCATCACTTTCGGTATTAAGTTCTTCTCCAATACTAATAATACAGTTGTTATTGTAAAAGGCTTGCTCTTTTGTACTATGCTCGCCAATATACAACCAATGACCTAACCCATCACTGTCGCCTACTAACATATACCATCGGCGTTTCTTGGCATTAGCTGAGGGCTTGTCATTTGCAACTACCTTGACCGCATCACCATCATAAAACTCAATGTGATTAGATGGATAACTAGGTTGTGATTCTTCACCGCAGCTGTTCACATATGTGTAGCAGAACGCTGTATTAAATGGGATCTTATCACCGCAGTTTCTGTCATACATTGGTACACACAACAGATCAATGTTGTCTGCAACGCATCCCTGATGACTCAACGTTTCCGCAGTAGGTTTGTGCTTACAGTCCGGCTTCTGCATACCAACTAAAATTGGCTTTTTCTTTTGTGTAATACGCTTAATAGACTGACGATACAACTGCTTATCTTCACCGATAAAGAAAAATGTATTTTCACCTAGTCTGTTTGTGTAATCAGGTGCTGTTGTCGTGAAGTGGCTAAACCCCACATACACACCATCTTGGTAGTGTAAGGTTCGTGGTTCACCAACATAGATTTCCCCATCTACTGTTACAGCAACCTCTTGTTCACCCAGTTCAGGTAGTGGTTGAAAGCGGCCACCATAAATGTCCATATCCTGTGCTAACACAGAATACTTGTCTCCTAGTTTCTTAGGGTGAACCTTTGGTATCATCCCTCCGAACTGAACAAAGTGCATCACACCACCCCAATACCAAGTAAGTTTGTGCCATTGTAAATTTTCACCAATGACCCTTTCGCATACGATAATAAGTCTACTTGAGCTAACCCCTCATCGTTTGTTGTCACAGGCAAATCGGTATTGTTCACGTTTATACGGAGTGCCGTATTCTTTGATGCAAACACATACCAAGTACCATCTGCATTGACCATTTGAACGGATGGGTCACCCTTATCACCTTTGTCACCTTTCACTGGTAACGGTATAGCATCTTTAATAAGGACTTGTGATTCATCATTCATAGTCAAAATTAAGTCAGTACCATTTGCACGACCAACTTTAACGCTTGGTGCTGCTTCGCCAGCTGCGCCAGGATCGCCCTGTCTACCAGGGTCACCGTTGTCACCCTTATCACCTTTTGGCCCACGTGGAACTTTACCAGTGGCCTGGATCGTCGTTCCATCTGGATATGTGAATGTTAGTACACCTGTAGAACTTACATTGATTCCTGTTGGTAATGGACCTGGATCGCCTTTGTCACCTTTGTCACCACGCAATCCTGAACCACCGTTACCATTACCTGCATTACCAGCATCATCACAACCCTCACCGCAATCACAACCACCACATCCGGATTTGAACAATTCTGCACAATCTACAGAAAGTGTATTCGTGTCGCAATCGAACTTAAGAGGTGACTGCACGTTTAATGGTATTACATTGTTGATGTCTTCGAAGAACTCTTTATTTGACATCGTGACTGAAACTTTGGAATTACCTTTGATACAGGTGCAAGTCTCACTCAACCCACGTTCTACTTCTAAAACGTCTCCATCAATACCGATGACACGCATTGTTTCACAACAAGAGTTACATCCATCAACGGTAATGTAAAAGTGCGATCCTTTTGTAACTGGGGGGAAGTTTTTGCCGTGTCCTTTCATCAACTGAATACGTGTAGCATCTTCAGGCACAGCTTTAGACGTGAACCCGATGCCACTATACTCGCACGAAATAAATACAAGATTGTTGTTACACGCCATCCCGATCACCTTTTACTTATCTGCTTTTTTTAATGCGTTAATGGTCTTAGTCATCTTCGCTAATTCAGCATTAACTTCTGTCTTAAACGCTTCTAGTTTTTCATCAACTTTAGCAGCAACTGTATCAGCGATATACTCATCTAGTAGAACTGTATTCAAGTCGATGGCTACACACGTGCCTGCTGGGTGATTTAAAGCACCTGTTTGACCGGCATCACGTTCAACAGAAATCACACCACCTTTTAATTCTTCGGTGTGCGTGTATTTAACAATCTCCGCACGACCGTTGCGTCCAATTAGAGAAATGTATGTATGGTCTCCCTCACTCAACGTATTTAATTTCTTAGCCACCTGTGCCGGGATCTCAATCTCCGTGTCACTAGGGCTTACATAATTACGAAGTGCGGTAGAAAAGTGGTTAATTAGTTTTAGCATTTGTCGCTCCCATTTACGCCAATTATGTGGCCGCCCTCATCAATCTCGATGCAGGTGTCACACGTCCAGCAAATTGTTTGTGGTTCAATAGATTTCTTGGTCTCACCATTTACGCAATCTGTAACAAATTCACAAAGCTGGGACGGGTTCCACTCAACTTTTACACAAGAACCTTTTGGAAAAGAACTTGCTGTTGTGTCGTCTTGTCCTCGCTCAACGTGAAATTTGTCACCTGTTACACTGGTAACTTTCATATACTCACGAACACCACCATTTCTAACAGTGATATAGAAGTGATCGTTTGCTGGTATTTTGAATCGAACACCCTCATTCATTGGTACCGTGATTACATTATCTTTCGCTGTGATCTGTTTACTTAGTTCAGTAACTAGACCGAATGGTTTTGTGCTTAACATTCTTCGCAATCCTTACAATTTTGAGCCGGAATTGGTACATACTCATCGTCATATTCAGGTTTACGATCACAACACGTTAAACCACAACGACATTCTTCTTCGCCACAAGTAGAGCATTTGTGACATCCATCATCTTCCGTCATATCATACTTAATCAATCGTGCTTCACACGGTGGTAAGTAGAATAATAAAGTCAGACATAAACAACCATCAATGTAGATGTCACCCTCGTAATAACCTGTTGGTAAATCACGGAACTCATCTAACCAATCAAAGCAGATCGCTCCATCGTTACGAACACGAGTTGGTGGTTGACACATTAATACTCGGCAATACCCTTTACGACGAATATCCATTCTTAAATAAGAACGGATAAATGGCAAAGGCTTCTCATCGCATCTGTAATTACCGATTAGATAACAAGCTTCCGCTGCCATACGATCAACTTTAATTGCGTCTCTCGCACGGGTTCTTGGTGGGCAACGTTCTTCGCAAGGTGACGGTTCACAGCACCGTTCTACAGGTTCCCACTTTGGTGGCTCCAATCGACAATCCGGTGTACTGCAACATTTATTGTCTTCACACCCTGACGCACTTTCAAACATTCTCTCCATTTAGGCTCTCCAAACGTTGTCAAATGGTCTTCTCATTGGGGATGTTCCAAGACGCATTTTCATCGGTACCGGACCTCGTTTCTTAGTTTTAGAACGGATCTGTTTGTATTTTTCTTCTACATTTTGTCGCAACACCATCGCATACTGCAGGTTTGTCCATTCTTGCCCTGGTATCGCATAGAGTTCTGCTAGTGCACCGTCTTTTATTTCAGTCATATAACGTTCATAGATGAAATCGGGGATTTCACAATCATCACGAGAAATTGACCACGAGTACTCAACACTCATATCAACTTCTAGTGGTCTAGAACAGCTCTCTTGTGGTGCTTCTCTTAATACAACACTAGGCATACCATCGTGCATCAGATCAACTTCATAATCCACGCCACGTTGTAAGGTATTCCAAGAATCATCAGGAATTGTGCCAGGACAACCGAATCTTACTTCAACCACATCAATAATTGTACGGCACTCAATCGTGTCAATGATGTAGTCAGGTGTTTTAGCCACAAGTGGAAATTGCGCAAAATCACGTGCCACTTGTGTCTCTTGCATAAAACGTACAATGGATTCACGCACAGCGTGTTGGATGATTGAACTAGGAGCATCCGGTGCATAGGGGAAAATAAAATCCTCAAAGTCTTCAACTGTTCTAGCCATTCATCACCCCTCTACGAGCAAGTTGTCGTATTTCTTCACGCTGTTTGTAGTCGTAAATCTGTAACAGATCTAACGCATTTTTCCAATGCTGGTTGCTACGTTCTCTGTTCGCCACGTCTTCAATGTCAACGCCATACGCATAGTAGAGCATTAACTCAAAAATAATTGGTCTGAAGTTCTCATCAACTTCCAACTCATCATCTTCACCACTAATTTCAGGTGGTGCATAACAAGTGATTGTCAGTGTAGCACTTACACCTTTTGGTACTGGTGGATCCACAATAATCACTTTTGGATCAGCTTCATCATATGAATATGATTTTACTGTGTACTCAGACGAAGATGAGCGGGTACTGGATGTACACACCGCTCTATTAAAACCAGTTAGGTTAGAAATCTTAGTCTCACGAACTCGTTTGGTGATTACACCATTCTCGTCCTTTTGTCCCTGCACTGTTCTCAGAGACTTACACGGAGCTGGTAATTCTTGGATAATTCCCTCAACCAACTCCACATCAACTGTAGAGGTAAATTCCTCTTTTCGCACCATAGCGACAATCGCTATAGCATTTCTAATGTACGTAAGTAGGTCTTGTTTAGTCCAGTGAACGTAGGAAACATCGTCCTCGAACTCATTGTCCTGCAAATACCGACTTACTTCTTCAATGATCCCACTTACTTTCATAGAACCTACTTAGTGCTCATCACTTGACGCATTACATCGTTTCCATTTAAACCTGCAGGTAACGCATCCATTTGCTCTTGAGTTAAATTAACGTGCGATGGTGGAACAGCTGGATCCATTGGTGTGGCCACATACGGTGCCGGAATAGGCGGTTGTGGTGCTGGTGGGATAGGATTGTCAAGTACCTGTTGCGGCACTTCAACGTCAGTTATTTCTTCCTGTTTACCGAATCGTGTAGCTTCACGCTCTTGTTCACGGAATTGTTGCTGACCTAAGTAAAAATCCATTTCTGCCTGGTTGTAAATATAACGACCAGGCATATTATCCACAATACGACCATTGAATGGTGTAACATATCCATCATTATCTACGAACCCGATAGGGGTACGATTTGCGAAAGGTTTGTTCATAATAATCTCCAATAAAAAAGGGGAACTACAATAGCTCCCCTCAATTCTACACCATAATTCTAGTATTTTGAACTAGAAGTAGGTACATAACATTCCGGATCCGGATAATCAGTTTCACAAGGCTCAACACCACAAGCACAAGCGTGTTGGTCGTCGAAGTGAACTAGGTCTAACATTGATGACCAGCAAGTGTTCATCATAGTACCCTCTTTCAAGCGTAACACAACCAAACCGTTGGTTTGTAAGAAGCTATTAACTTCAAAGCGGTGGAAGCCTGCTTGTGCAGCATCAATTTCAAATTTAGCCACAACTTCAGTAGACGCATCCATTAATGCTTTTTCTGCATCAGCAACTGCTTTCTTAGCATCAGCAACTGCTTTCTTAAGATCCGCATCATCCATTTTAGCCATTAATGCTGCTTGTGCTTTTGATAATTTAGCTTTAGCTTCATCAACTGCTGTGTATAATGCTTCTTGGTCAACTGGGCTATCGGACGCACTGCCGTGGATTTCAACTTCGAACTTAGTACCTGGTACTGCAGTTTTGTTGTTGAATACGTAGTCGTTTAATTTAGTGCCAGCTGCTAACAAGTTAATTACTAACTCATCACCAACTTCTAAGTCACGCATACCATTTTCACGGTACCACATTTGATGGTTTTCATCGTAGTGTGAGTAATGGTATGGTAAAACGAAGTGACGACGTTTTAAGTGGGCTGCATACTCAACGTGTAAGTTGAATGGAGTTAATTCAGACTCCCAAGCCACATCCATCATTCCGTAGTGGCGTTTGTTACCACCGAGGAAAATCGAATAACGTTTAGCCATTAGTTACCTCCTAAACCTGCAGGTTTGTTGAAGTTTACTGTAGCGTACAATGTAGCGATGTGTTCAGGACGGATCACTTCAAAATCGTACACTTGTAAACCACGCCAGTATTGAGCAAATGAAGTTTCCACTTGGTCAATATGTTGCTGTTTAGTCATTTGAGTAACAAAGCCAGTTGCTGTGTCTAAACCTGCAACGATTAAGTGAGCACGTTTGTCTTTGTGGTTCGGATCTACATAGCTCGGCATATTGTGTGAGAAGTAGATTTTGAATCCTGCGATTGATGGAATGGTCTCAGCTAACATAACTGGTTTATTGCCAGTTTGGCTCATATCGTTCAACCATTTGTTCTGTAAGAACAAGGTACGTGCTGAACCTGGTAACACCAAGTAACGACCACGCATTGGACATTGTGCTTCATCTAATACAGCTGCTAAGAAGCCGATGTATTGTAAGAAGTTTTCACCATCTAAGTGAATTGGACGACCATACATACCTAAGTCGTACATACCGGATACTTTACCAGCACGAGAACCACGGTTGAATGGATCTGCTTTACGAGGTACATAGTCTAATACTTCAAAGTCAATTTGTTGTTTTAACTGTTCTTGACAGTTAGCGATGAACTCATTAACCCAAGTTTTAATGTTTTTAATTTGTTTTACATCAATTTCATCAAGCTTCAAGTTCCAGTACTTAGCACGGTTGATAACCATTGTTACGGTTTCAGTGTTAAGTTCAGAGAACTCTAATGGTTGGTTCTTTTGATAATTGAAGATTTCACCAACGGGTGCTTTACGGAAAGTGATTTGATCACCTACATCTCGGATCTCACTTGGAACCACGGAATGTGATGTGATAACACCGGTCACAGTATCGTGGTATGTGCGGTGAATCATCTCTTTCGCAAACAGCGGGCTATTCAAGAATTGGTATACTCGATAACCACTCGCTGACTGCATAGTTGGTTTAGCCGTACGAATTGGGCCTGCCATATTTTATGCTCCTAACTTATGACTCATAATCGACGTTGTTGTTCATCTCTGCATCACGATAAATCTCCAAAATTCTAGAGTACTTATCAAGCGTAATAAGACCAGCATTGTAGTCGTTCTCCGCTTTAATGAGCTTAGAGTATGCCAACATTTTCGACCCTTTGTCAGAAGTAGGGGGGGTTCCTGACTGTGGTCTTCCTGGTGCAACGTTTTGCACCCCTGGTTGTTGTGTAGGTTTAAATCCTGACACAATCTCTTTGACAGCTGCTATGTTCCCATTTTGGAGTGCCGCTGTCAATTCTGCTTCTACAGTCCATTGACCGCCTGAACGTGGTGCTGCCTGTTTTAAGTAAGCATTAAATTCAGGAGTAGCCGATGTTGTAGCTAAATCCGGTATTTCTTGGTGTAATCGAACGTGGAACTCACGAAGACGTTGTTGTTTGATTTGCTGTTCCGTCATCGCTGCGTGTTGTTGTGCCTGTGCTAACTTTTCTTCAAGCGGTCGCACTGACTGCTTGTACATTTGGTTAGCGATTTGCTTCGCCACTTTTGCAACTAGCGGACTTGAACGTTCAAACATTTCTTTTTCTTCATCTGACAACTCTGTCTCAGACGGGTCGAAGATGTAATCTTTTGGCGGTTCCTCTTGCTTTTGTTCTGCAGGTTTCGGGTTGTTGATGCCTTGGAAGATACTTGCATAGGCTTCATTCTTACCTTGCTCAATAGCAAGTTTACGTTGAAGTTCAAACGGATCAACATTGTCTGCATTACCTACTGGCTGAGCCGGTGATTCTGTGTTCGTTGCCGGTGCTGCAGGTTGTGCTGCACTTTTCCCACCTACTGTAAACTCATCAACGTCTAAATCGTCTTCAACTTGAGATTCACCTGGATTAGGTTCTACTGCACCGGGTGCTTCATTAGCACCTTGATCGTGTTTACCTTGTTCAAGTTCATCTAAAAAATTGTCGAACTCCGAGGGGTCGTAATTGGTTGTCATCTCTATTTACCATTCTTAAGTTCATCAATGAGGTGCTTCAACATAGAAACACGACCACGAGCGAACTCGGTAGCAGTGTTTTCTTCATATTGAACACGCTCTTCCTTAAGCAGATCTTCTAAATACGTGGTGTATTCTTGGAACTGCACACTACTTTTCGTAAGAGCTAATACTTTCTTACGACGTTTATAAAAATTGTCTGCTGGTTTACCGTTCGACATAGGGTTTAACCTCATACGTATCAATTATATTAACACACGCTCTCGTATTATCAAATCCTAAGTTTACAATACGATAGTATGCTTTTGCAGGTGTAGTATACACGAACGGGCTCGTTTTGTTATCAAAAGTTACACGTTCACCTTTCACAAGTACTGGGTAGAACTTCAGATCATCCATACATTGTGATTGCTCATCAAACGGAGAGTACTCAATTCCGAACAAATCGTCGTCGGTAGCTCTCTCAATATGAAATACTAACGCTGTGTTGGCCGCATACAATTTATAAGCGGAGTATCCTTTGTTGCACTTCATTCTTGCTCCTTAACTAAATCTTCGTCGAATAACACGCCAAGAGCAACTTTGTACGCTGTGATCTTTTTACGAGTGTCTTGGTCTATTGGATTGCTTTCATACAGCTCTCTTTCAATCCCTAACTCTCGTAAAAGAACTGCCTTGATGTCTTCCACACCAGGGCTCGTTCTAAATAATTTTAAAGCATACGCTTCTTTTCGTGATACAACGACTGCCATTTAGCACCCCTTGTTTGCGTTCATCATCAACACATCTTTGTGCTCAGCATTTAACGACTCACCGATGATGTGGATCTTGATTTCCGCATCTGTGACTTCATCGTAATATTTGTTGCTGTCTAATGAACAAGCGGTGATTGAATAACGACCACGTGGGACATACATCACTGTACAAGTTTCGCCAAAGCAAACACATTCTTCTTCACCGCTACATCCCTCAGACACGTCAACCAATCGGAAGATCTGTACTGCTGGGTTGTATGTGAATTTGTCTGATTTGCTCAATTCGGCTTTCACATAAAGTGCGGTAGCTTCGTTCAATGTTAGCTCTAGTGGAACTACATCTAACGCAACACCATCTTCTTTTTTAATTACTAAAGTTTTCTTAAACGCCATTATAACGCTCCAGGTTGAGGGTTGCCACCGCCACCCATACTATTCATATTGGCAATCGCACCAGCGGCAGAACCACTACGACCATCAAGAGTTGCCCCTTGTACCATCGGGTTCGGTGCTTGCGGAACACTTCCACCTGTAACAGCTCGTTGGAACTCGTAATCAGGGAATATGTCATCAGTAGGCACACCAACTGATTTGAATAACTCAAACACCAACGCTTTGATACCTTTAGCCGGGATAATAGGTTGTCCAGTTTCGGGGTCCGGTAATTGAACATATGGTGCCATTGATTGTAATGCCCACTCAAGTTTACTTTCTTTATTCTCTTTTTCAACCAATCCGCTAACACCTCGTGCGTGAACACGAATGTCACCTTTAATAGTTGGGTCTGAATTGAAGAATAACTCGTAGTCAATGAACGACTGCACAGCTGGCTCAATAATGCGTTCTTCTAAAATACGCAACGCATATTTCACAGACTTACTCGCCTGGTTCAACACCATCGCCACACCACCGCTTGTACGTCCTACTGTACCAAGGTTCTCACTCGAACCAAAGGCTACACGTGGAATACCTACAAGCTCATAGGCTTGTTGTTGGTGGAATTGAATTACATTGATCAGGTTCGCTGACAAATCAGGAACTGTGTAGAAACGAATCGCTGGCATACCATTGTGTTTGGAATCATACACCACCGGTCGTAACGAGTTCGGGATAACAATACGTGGGTCATCTTCATCAATCAAACGTGACTCGTCAACCTCACCTTGTACACCACTCGCATATGAAAGGTTCACCACGTGTGCCACTGCAGTAGCAGTTAAAATACGCTGTGTATCTGCTAGACGTGTTGTAATGCACTCACCCCAAAACGAACCAGGGATAGGCTCAAACGACGCTGCATAGAACGGTCGTAAACCCAATGGATCAGGGTTTAATGTCGCCTTAATCACGATGTCATCAATGATCCAAATCTCAGCTTCATAGTTGCGGTTTTCATCTTCTACCGACACACCAAACGCTGCAAGAATATTACCTTGAATAGAACCGTAGAATCCTAAACAGTCAAACGCACCTTGTGCCTTACTGTGGTCGCCATCTTCATCAGACGGAATCCCCTCTAAATCAGAATCAGGTCGATTCTCGCTCTCCTCATACGGCTCTAAATATCCGTTCGGATACAACTCAAAAACATCATCGAGTCCATCCTTTGAATATCCTGGTAACGCATAACACGTTGCCAACTCTGTACGAGTCACTTTGCGACGCTCAATTACATACTCCGCACTTTGCACATCTTGTGCATACGGAGCCGGGTAGAAATCAAACGGACTGATATTCTCAACAGAACGCACCACTCGTTTACGAACGACTTGTCGGCCTGTCTCATTGTCCCACTCTTTCCACATTTTCTGCTTCATCGCAGGTACTTTTAAAATCGCTGCAGGGTATGCTACAAAATTGTAGATGAAATCACCAAACTCAGGTAGCCAATCCGCATCCTGCAGTCTGTCCTGAATAAGCGTATTCATACGTGCGGCTGCCGCATCTGCGAGACGTTGTTTCTCAAGCGTACCTGCAGCCATTAAGTTCTCTTGTACGTCAGCCTCAATCTCAGCATCTGTTGGTACAATGCCCTCTTGCTGCATAGCTGCATACTTCTTAAGAAGCACGTCCATTACCGTACGCTCAGCACCTTTGTCTAAATCAACAACAGGAGATGCCTTGATAATAAATGGGCTCTCCAAACTGTTGGCAAATACATCACGGATTAGACCAACCGTACCACGAACAATAGGCGAAGTAATGTTGCAGTTGGCGTCCACTTCCGGATCAATACCAACCCCACCAATACGTTCACCTTTAATTTGCTTCAAGCACTGGGTGAGCGTGTCATAAATCTCACCTTTGGCATAGCGTGCTTCTTCAAAGCGTTTACGTACGTACGCACCTAAGTCCGCTCGTATCTGTCTCTGTCTTTTCTTAGAGAGCTCAGCCATTGTATCACCTACTTATTACGTTGCACTTTGCCTAACACGCCTGCGTTGCGTCGGCAACGACATTTGTCTAACTGCATATTCTTCTCCTACATAGCACTTCGTTTTAACGACGGCAGCACTCTACGTCTACGCTGCTTCATTCCCACAAGTGCATTATAACCCATACACAAATATGAGAGAGCATCACATAAATCCGAGCACCACCCATCGTGTGATTTCGTCGGTACATCACGAACCGTATCATTACGGCCCTTAACTTTCTCATAAATATAAGTCGAGCCGATCGCCTCAATTATATACTTACAGTTGTCTGTAATCAAAATTGCTGGTCGACCCTCACCATCTAATCGAGTTAATCTCTGTTTAACCGCTTCCAGTCGTGGCTGGAGTTTGTTATTGCCACCCGGATCTTCAATCGGTATCCCGTGCTTCAACAACACATCGAACGGTGAAACATCCAACGCCTGCGTCTCAACATTACCAGCCGGGTCTCCCCACGCTCCATCTATTGTGCTACGAGGATACTTTTGACGCAAGACAGGAAATAAAAAATCTGTACATAAGGTATCAATAGAAATATCTTCTCCCATCACCTCATCAATCACAATGAGCTTGCCGCTTTGTGTCGCTGTCGCAATCGTACAAACAGGTGTACGACCAAAGTCGAATCCAAGGTAAAGACGTAACGATGTTGGTAGTTTCTCGTGTCCACCAACCCAAACGTGTGTGTCTCGTCTGAACTCTGGGTACACCACCTTACCGGTAACAATATCAGCGAAGTCACCCTCAACGTATGCTCTCACACGCTGACGATCCCCACTCAGCATATTGAAGTAGTAGCCATACCCACCTGGTAAGTTGTCAATGTTCTCAGCCAATGGGTTCGGTACCCACTCGCCCTCTGCTTTCTCAATAAGACCACCTGGCTGACGGAATAACTCAAACTGTTTTCGCCCCGTCGCTGCTTCGATTTTCGCAAACTCTTTGTCACGAGATCCTAACGACCATTGGTATAACCAGTGGTCTTTACGTGGACCGTTGGTCGCACCAATCAACCCAACCCAAGTAGGTTTGCCCTTTCGCCCACTCGGATAACGACCTAGACGTCTCACCACGGAGTCAATCAATTCTTCAGGAAGTTCTGAAATCTCATCGAGCATCGCATTGGTAGGTTCATAACCCAAGAGCTTGCTCACTGCATCTTCTGTATCGAACGATACAAACTCAATGTCCCAATGTACGTATGTCTCATCAGACAATCTTGCCCTAACGTGAGCAGTCGGTGGGAACGACCCTTTCTTAAATGTGATCGCCTCACCCAACCAACCTAACATATTCTCAAAGGTTGGGATGGTGGCGGACTTCAAAACTTGATACGTATTACGTCCAACAAGCGTGCGAGAATACCGCACTTTATCCGCCGCAGGCTCTTGTAGACACGCACGTCTAAACAATTCAACAGCCATATAAGAAGTCTTGGCACTGTTGCCTGTGCAAAAGGTATACTCACCCTGTTTGGCATAAAACACACCCGTCGATGTATGTGGGCAATACATATACTCATAATCAGGCTCAATTTCAGTTACTGTAGCAAATCTTAAATTGACGTGTCTTGTGTAGGACTTCTCATACATATCCGTTTTGATTAGTATGAATGGCATTTCTTCACGTCGTATAATCCCGGCCAACTCTTCCGCTGTGATACATTTATATTCCGTGTCTGAGTAACCATTTAAATACCAAATCTTATGCTCACGGCTTACCGTCATTGACAGGTACGATGTATCAAATTTATACATCTTACTAGCAGGGTAGCGGTCTGACACTACATCTTCAAAACGACTTTCTTTCGTGTTAAAATCAATCACCTTGATGTTAGTAGGACACGTGTCAATTCTAACCCACCCATCCGGTGTCAACACCTCAGAATCAGGCGGCAAGCATCCAGCTGGTCCGACCACGAACTTAATGAACGCATCACTACGTGCAAAAGCATTGAGCGTCGGGTACTTATTTAGGTCAAATGTATTAGCGTTCTGACTCATTCGCTACCTCGTTAAACATATTTACATCCACTACCGTCTCCTCTTTCTGAATCAGTTTGCTCACCGGTGTCACATCAATCGCCTCACGAACAGGAGGAAGTTGTGACGGATCGCCGAATGAGAAGTTGACCACCATACCTGCAGCACTTGTTACCTCATCGCCTTTGGCCACCGCTCCCTTGCTAATGACCTGCGTATGAGTAAGTGTCGCCATCTGTTTCAACTCTCTCACCACCATACAAACTTCATTCGGCTTAATATCTTCACGTATCAGTTGTGCTGCCAGCACGTCAACCGCACCCTCTAGTGCCGCTGCCGCTTTCATCTGTGCCGTAATTAAGACGCCCTCGTCCATCATCATCCGTAGGTTCTTCACCTCAGACTTAAATATCGGCATCTCAATGATCTTGGCCAGGTCACTGGCATCTAACCCATACTGCTCAATAATCTCCACACCGTGCTGCTTACCAAACAACACAATGTCACGAGCCAAACTCGGTATGAATATATTTTTGTAAAACGCTGCACGTGACGCCCCGTCGGACGTATCAGCCTCGCTTTTCGTAATCAAATCCTGTATTGTCTTATCACTCACGGGGGGAATCTCCTAATTAATACCCTTGTATTTTACACAGACATCTATGAGGACACAATGACAAAACTCATCCAATATGTCCAATCGGGGCAATCAGAAACGAACGACGGGGTGCTATTACAACGCACAGCGTGGGACATCGGTAAATTCGGACAAGTCAAGAAAGGCGGCAACTACGGCCCTGGCGGCTACTTCCCAAACGGCACCATCTTCGAGAACGCCACACTGACCAACTTCATCAAGTTCGGTGACGGCTGCATCTTCGTCAACTGCAAGTTCAATCTCAACAAATCTGCTCCATTCTCCAAGTTCGGAAACGGCTGCGTCTTCGACAACTGCACACTCAACGGTGTCAACATCCCAAGAGATGCCGTCCTCAACAAATGTAAGATCGGTGCAGCCAACGTACAAACGTCCTACATCAACAACAAACGGGAAGAAAAACCTGCAGGTGGAGCCATCGTCGCCAAGAACCCACCAACCTTGGGTACTCGTATCACTAACTGGGACGGAGACATCACAAGACAACCTGGTATACACGGCTATACCGACGCAGATGTCACCACAAGCGGTTCGGAAGATTTGCCACCGGCTGTATAACATACACAACCTGCAGTATGATTTACCACATTGGCTTCGCCAATGGTGTGCCGCTATGTACTGCGTACATACCGACCCACAAATAAAAAAGCTCTACCTCGCTATGAAAGTAGAGCCTAAAAAGGAATCTTATGAAAATTTAGTTTAGCTAAAGCTTTGTAACAAGCCTATGTCTGATATTCACAAAGTTCTCGGTCTCGTGCATATCGGTGGTATGTCTCAAGTTCGGACTCAGGATGCCTCCTGTCTACATACAAGGTAAAAAGGAACTTTAAACAGGTTTGAACGACCTGATGAAAAGAAAAACCTCTATGTAGAGACTTGAGACATACCACCGATATACAGTGGATAATAAAATAGTGTACCCTACGACGAGCCCCCCTCGGAGTGTGACAGCCTCCCGGAGTTACCCAGGCACTGCCTGACAAACCTGCTACGTGCAGGGTACAAGTCGTATTATAGGCTAACACTTAGTAAACAGCAAGAGGGCATCACACTTTTTGTTTCAACGAGTATCTCGCCACCGCACCTACCATCCGTAAAAATGTCTGATGCGGCATCTTGCCACGAAAATCTCTCGCCAGTCTAGAAACAAATACCTTGCCTATCCCACCAGTACGCACAAGCTCAGCACTACGAGGCGAACCGTCCACCGCTAATGGGGCACCCGTATAGTAACAACGACCACGTTGAGAAGTC